AGGTTACTCTGAATATCAGCCTCGACTGATTTTTTGAAAACGATATCTTTATTATGGAGGGGTTGCCAAAGCGATCCCTCCTATTTTTTTATTGTAGGAGACTTGTATGGTATTGCGTTACGTAGGTCCAGATTATACATTTGAACAACAACGTGTTGAGATTAACAATCTCGCAACGGACGTTGTTGGATTGGCTGTAACTCCTTCATATTCTACCACTGCTGGTTATGCTACAACAGCAGGAGTATCAACTTACTCAACATCTGCTGGTATTTCTACTTATGCTACAACAGCAGGGGTATCCACAACAGCAATAACCGCAGGGTATGCAACAACAGCAGGTATTGCAACAATAGCACAAGGTCTTACGGGATCTCCAAATATTACCGTTGGCGTTATCACGGCGACTTTATCAAGAATAGGTACGTCTTCAACTTTTACTGAAGATTTGGTAGTTAATGGTGACGCAAGAATTACTGGTATTTTGACTATTGGTACTGGATCATTAACTCTTGATGGTAAGAATAATCAAGTTATAGTTGGAACTGGAGTTACATTAACAGAAACGGGTAATGCAAATTATTCTGGTATTGTAACCGCAAACTCATTCTCTGGTTCTGGCGTTAGACTAACTGGCATTGTAACTTCTATTGATGCTGGATCTGGGATTTCAATCAGCCAGAGCACAGGTAATGTGACGATTACTGCAACTGGTGGGGGCGGTGGCGGAAGTCAGTGGGTTACAACATCTGTTGGTATCAATACACTTTCTAATGTTGGTATTGGAACCACAAATCCATCAGATGCTTTAACAGTTCTTGGTAAAGTACAAATTCAACAAGATTCTAGTTCAACCAGTAGACTTGTTTTTAGAGCAAAACCAGGTAATGCTTATCGTTGGAATATTGATAATGATTCAACAAATAATTTTAGAATATTCAGAGAAGATGATGCAACTGCGGCAAATGGTGTTGTATATTTAGGAATCAGCACCACTGGTACTGTATCTGCTACAAGATTTTCTGGTGATGGTTCTTTACTTACAGGTATTATAGCATCAGGTAGTGGTGTTGTAATACAAAATCAAGGTTCTAATGTTGGAACTGCTAGCACTATAAATTTCAGTACAAATCTAACAGCATCATTTTCTTCTGGAACCGCAACTATATCTCTTTCTAATAATCCTTCAATCAGTGGCGTACTTACAGCAAATCAAGTTTATACATCAAACAATGGTAACGGACAAAATGTAAGAATAGGTGATGATTTTTGGTTGGGCGATGTTAATGCAGCAGATACTACACGTTTTTCTGGTGCTCAAGATAGCACCAGAGCGTTTGTTATTTTTGGTAGTTCTGATGCTGTTGCATTAGGAAGAACTGGAACAGGTCCTTTATATTATGGAGGAAATTTTAATGCTGCTGGTGTTGTAACGGCAACATCATTTAGTGGTTCTGGAACTAACTTAACTGGCATTGTAACTTCTATTGTTGCGGGAACAAATGTAACAATTTCTGGTTCAACGGGACAAGTTACAATTAATGCATCTGGTGGTGAAGCAGCATCAATTGATTTATTAGAAGTAATGTTATTCTCATAAATATTTAAAAAGGAAATATAATGGCACTTGCAAAGGCAAATTTAGGATTTCCAATTGTAGTTGGTGCAGGAACCACAGTAACAGCTTATAGTGTTGGTTCTGCAAAGACTGCATATATTAGAAGCATTGTGATTTGTAATACTTTTAGTGGATCTATTAGTTCTACTATCGCACAAACAGTTCAAATTTATATGGTCCCAAATAGCGGTGGATCTATAGGTGTAGCAACAGCAGGAAATAGAATTGGTAGAGTTTCTTTAAGTGCTGATGATACATTTTTTTACGATTTGCAATATCCCATTACGCTACAAAATACAGGAGATAGTATTCAAGTTTATAATGAAGGAACAAATGCTTATACACTTTCTGGAATTGCAACAGCAACCAATCCAATTAATGTTGTAGTATTAGGCGATAAGGAGGTATAAAAATGCCTTTTAGATCTGCTAAGTTTGGATTAAGAACTGCTCTTAGTGATTATCTTTTGAGTGGAAAGGGTAAGACACAACACTCCCAGAATATCACAAGAGTTTCTGCAGATGGAGGAACTATTTTTACACCAGGTAATGGATATCGTTATCATATTTTTACCGCACCAGGAACTTTACGTGTAGGGAATGGTGGAACTCTTGATTATATTGTTGTCGCTGGGGGCGGCGGTGGTGGTGGATCTGGTACTGGTGCTGCAGGAGGTGGAGGAGCAGGAGGATACTTATCTAACACCAATGTGCGTTTTAATGCAGGAACTTACACGATTACTGTTGGTGGTGGGGGAGCTGGTGGTTCTGGATCAGGCAATACTGGAATTTCTAATGGAACTCCGACAACTATCTCTGGACCCCCCACATTCACCACCTTAACTGCAACAGGTGGTGGATATGGCGGTGTGCCTAATGGTTCTGGAGTTTCTGGTGGATCTGGTGGTGGAGGAGGATCTCCTCTCGGGGGTGCTGGTGCTGGAACTTCAGGACAAGGAAATTCTGGTGGTGCAGGTAGTCCTGCACCAACTACAGCGCAAGCATCTGGCGGCGGCGGTGGTGGTGCTGGCGGAGCTGGGGGAGTTGGAAATATTAGTGGATCTGGTGGTGCAGGTGGTGTTGGTTTGCCAGCATTTCAAGGAGATACTGGAATTCCCGTATCTTATGGAACTCCTGGACCAGCACCAGGAAGATATTTTGCTGGCGGCGGAGGCGGTGGAGCAAACCCTTCAGCTCCTGGCGCTGGTGGTGCTGGTGGTGGTGGAAAAGGATCGCCAGGACCTGTTGCTGGAACTGTAAACACTGGAGGCGGTGGCGGCGGATCAAGGTCCCCCAATGCCAGCGGGTCTACTGGTGGTTCGGGAATAGTCATTGTCAGATATCTACAATAACCATAGAGAGAAACTATGACAGTATTCTCCTATACAACTGGGTTAGATAGCCGTAGGATTAGTCTTTACGCTAATGAAACGATTAGCGACTATTCCTCCGTTTTGCTGTCTGATTTTACTTTTATAGGAGATCCTGAGTTTAAAATCTCATCATATTCTGAAGAACTTGAAGAACAAAGAGCATATTCATATGATGATTCTGCTGTAGTTGGATTAGAATCTACTGATTATGGATTCATTTCCGAATTACATACACTTGATGATGACTTTGGATTAGTTACAGATACCACAAATTATGCATATCAACGTATTGACTATGGTTTCTTAACTCCAGATACAACTATTAAACCATTTGGTAGTATTGGTAATATCACAGAGTTTGCTGATGTAACTCTCTTAAGAAACAGCGTTGGTGGTGTTACTTTTGCAATGTTTGGCGCTGCCAAAATCTTCGTATTACCAATTCATATTGGTAGAGGTTCGTTCCTGGCTAGAGGTGATGCAGCAATTGCCTTCTCCCCACAAGTTGTGGGAACAGGATCGCTGTTTACTTTTGTCAGCACTACAATTGTTAATGCTCCTGAACAGGGAGGTGGTGGTCTCTTCAAACTTACCAGCACCACCTCTCATTCCTTCTCACCAGCTTCACATGTTGGATCTGGTTCTCTATTCGGACTTTCAAGCACCACTTATTCAGAATCTAATGTAGAGAAAACGGGGGATACATCCCTCTTTAGATTCTCTGGTGGTAATTCAAAAGAAACTTCTGTCAACTCTTATGTTGGTAGAGGATCTCTATTCTCCTTTATTAGTCATACAGAGTCTGTAGCATACAGTTATAACGAATCTTCCGTTGTAATTGTTGATTGTGATGACTATGGATTCATCACAGAATCTCCAGTTTCTGAAGATGACTACTTAACAATTGGTGATACTGCTCTAAATTATCCATGGCAGTTTGCTAATTATGGATACATAACTGACAATGAAACCAGACTTCCATTTGGAAGATTCCAGATCAAGTCTGAAAGTGGAATTGTTAATTCACCTGCTCCCCTATGTTCTGGAACCATTAGGGTTCTTGGGGAAGCGAAGGTATATGTATTACCAATTCATATTGGTTCTGGTGCATTCAGACTTTATACTGCAACTGTCCCAGCGTTCTCTCCAAAAATTATTGGTGCAGGATCCCTATTTGGATTCGCTGGTGCAGCAGAAGCAACTGCTCCTCAGATTGCTACAGAAACAGCACTCTTCAAAGTCACTGGTCGTGCAGCAGAAGCAACTGTTCCAGCAACTCATGTTGGAACAGGAACTCTATTTGGTATTGTTGGAACAACATACGCAACAGGATCCAACCCACCAGAGTCTACAGCACTCTTTAAGATTACTGGTGCTGCCACTAATGAGCAGAGAGCATACGGATATAATGGTACTGGATCTCTCTTCACCATCAGTGGACATGTTGAGAGAGTATCTTATGCCTACAACGAATCCTCTGTCGTTGCTCCAGATTGTCTGGACTATGGATTTGTTTCTGCAGCACCTGATTATGTTCCAGATCCAGAAGAAGATTATGGTCTAATTACTGATCTTGATATTCGTCTGCCATGGCAGAAGAAAGATTATGGATTAATTACTGACTTTGAGACTCGCTTACCATTCGGTCAACTTCAGATTGAAGGTCAGGCACTAACCCCAGCTTCTCTATCTGTTGTTGCTGGTGGTAAACTTACTGTCGCTGGTGAGGCTGGAGTATACGTCACACCAATTCATATTGGTAGTGGTAGTCTACTTGTTTCTGGTTCTGTTGTTCCTAAGTTCCAGATCCGCACTTCTGGATCTGGAAGAATGTTTGGTTTCGGTGCAGGTGCCGAAGTCACTGGATCCAACCCACCAGAGTCTACGGCACTCTTCAAGATTACTGGTGAAGCTACAAATATTCAGGCAACTCTTGCTCACTTTGGATCTGGTAGTATTAATCTTGGGCAGAGTTCCCCAGGTCTCACTGGAGATGGATCTCGCGGTGTTACGATCTTCAGACTCAAGCACTTTGGTTCTGGATCCCTATTCAAGAATGGTGTTGGCGGTGAAGCAACTGTCAAGAAACCAACCAGAGGAATTGAACTCTTCAGAATTATTGGTAATGTTACTTATCAGAGGAACTTTAATTATAACGTTACTGAATCTTCCTTTGGTTCTATTAATATTACTGGCGCAGCGACCAAAGTTGAATTCAGTCGCTATCAGATTGGTTCTGGTGGACCTACTATCTCTGGTGCTGCTGTTCCAATATTCAGACTTAAGCACTTTGGTTCTGGACAATTCTCTGCAATTACTGGATCTGCAGAGGCAACTGGATCCAATCCACCAGAAAGAATTGCGCTCTTTAGAATTGAAGGTGCTTCCACTTCTTCAGAAACAGCAAGAGTTCCTGCCACAACAGTGGAGGCAAAACTCTTTGGTTCTGCAACCGAGAAGAATACAGAATCTTACGTTGGTTCTGGTTCTCTATTTGGTATCGGTGGATCTTCTCAGATCTTCAAGGTATCTGCAGATACTTCTGGACTCTTCAAGATCTCTGGTTCTGCTGCCGAAAGTCAGACCGATATTCATATTGGTTCTGGTTCACTGTTTACATTCGTCAGCAAGACGGAATCTGCTGGGGCAAATCCTGCAGTATTTGGAAGAATCAAGATCACTGGTTCTGCTACAGAGAAGAACACAGAATCCTACAATGGAACTGGTTCACTCTTTACATTCGTCAGTGCAACTCAATCCGAAACCAATGCAGAATCTGCAAAGGGTCTCTTCAGAATTTCTGGTGCTGCGGCAGAGAAGAATACCGAATCTTATACTGGAACTGGATCTCTCTTCACATTCGTCAGCAAGACAGAGGCAGTCAGCAATGCCGAGTCTGCGAAGGGTCTCTTCAGAATTACTGGTGCTGTCAGAGTTTACCGCACTTTCCCACCATACGAAGGTTCTGGTCGCATCTTCTCCTTCACTGGATCCTCCGAAGCAACTGGAGCAAATCCACCAGTATCTGGTCTATTCCAGATTGCTGGTTCTGCAACGGAGAAGAACACCGAGGCATATCAGGGAACTGGATCTCTCTTCACGTTTGTCAGCAAAACAGAAGCATCTGTTGTCAACCCACCAGAACAGACGGCACTCTTCAGAGTTTCTGGATCTGCAGATGTATCTCGTGGATTCCCAACTTATGTTGGATCTGGATCTCTCTTCACGTTCGTCAGCAAGACGGAAGCATTTGCTGCAGCACCAAAGGCAGCAACAATCTTCACATTCTCTGGTTCTGCAACCGAGAAGAATACCGAAGCATACCAGGGAACAGGAAAAATTTCCACTCTCTCTGGTTCCTCACTATCATTCCTCTACAGATACGAACTTACCAAGGTTCTATTCCAGATCAGCAGTGCTGCAACGGAATCGTTCACACCAACAACTTACAACGGATCCACTCTTATTGACATTAACGGTGCAGTTGTTAACGATAAGTATGTCGTTTATGTTCCACCACGCCCAACAAGGATTTACGTCATATAATAAATAAAATTATAATAAAACCCCTGCGATGTCAAATACAAAAAGAGTACAACTACGAAAGGGTACTGAAGTAGAACATGCCAGTTTTACTGGTGCGTTAGCTGAGGTAACTGTTGATACTACTAAAAAAGTAATTAGAGTTCATGATGGAACTACCGTTGGTGGATATGAAGTTTCTAAAGCAAGATACACTGGAATTGCTGTAACTTCAAACTTAAATTCAAATGTAAAATACCTTGCAGATACCAGTGGTGGTGCATTTGAAGTTACTTTACCTTCATTGGTAACAGTTGGTGACTACATAAAACTAATTGATTCCGAATCTTACTGGAGTATAAATAATCTTATAGTAAACGCCCAATCTGGCCAACAATTTAAGGATTTTGAAGGACTTGTTGATTCCCCTTTAGTATGTGATGTGTCTGGTGCTTCGGTTGAGCTAGTTTGGGAAGGTTCTTACTGGAGGGTATTTGCATGACAATGTTCTTAAGTGGTATAGCGGCTTCTTCCTCTGGGGGAGGAAGCGGAAAAATGGTATCTCAACTTACCGATTTTTTCGTTCATGCATTACGTAGAGGTGGTGGCTCTGCCACTGATTCTGATGATGGAATGCTTTGGTATACTAAGGTAAGATCTACTGATTCCTCTGAAACTGCTGATTTTCATAGAACTGACGGAACCCAATATCCTGGTTTTCTTGATGGTGTTGACTATGTTGATGAGACGACGGAAGATAAAACTTATAAGAATCACCCAGCAGATAAATATCAACAGTATAGATTTGATTTTAGAAACTTGACTTACTTCATTGATGATGATGGATATTTGGTTGCTCGCCTTGGTAGCAGCTATGATCATAATACCGCAGGACCTAAGTAAGGAATTAAAACAAAATGGCTGATTTTAGACTAGGCAGATTAAAATTTAACTGGAGAGGTAACTGGGCAGGTACCACTGCTTATGTTATTGATGATATAGTTAAATTTGGTGCGAATACTTATGTTTGTACCACAAATCATACCTCAGTATCATCAGAGTCAAGTTGGTATGGAACAGATCTTTCCAAATGGTCTCTGCACGTAGAAGGTATTAGAAACGTAGGAGATTGGACTTCTGCTACTTTCTATAAAATTAATGATATTCTTAAGTATGGTAATACTCAATATAGAGTAACTACAGGATTCACATCTGGTGGAAGCTTCAGTGCCACCAATATGACTCCTTACTTTGGTGGTTTTAACTTTGAATCAGCGTGGAATTCTGGAACCAGCTATCAAGTTGGTGACGTTGTTTCATATGGTGGATACAACTACATCTCAAAAACTACCAATACTAACAGTGCTCCCAGTTCAAATGCATCTGATTGGGATACTTTAACAACAGGATTTACGTTTGTTGGTGCATGGAGCACAACTCGTTCATATATTCCTGGTGACGTTGTAAGATTTGGTGGATATTCATACGTTGCCAAGCAAAATATTCCTGTTGCAGGTGCTGCACAAACAACCAGTCCTGTTGCAGTAGGATATGGAACTGCTTGGGATCTGATTGTTAAAGGTTTTGAGTGGAAGAGTGCTTGGAGTTCACTCACAACCTATGAACTTGGCGATACTGTTTCAAGAAATAGTAATAGTTATGTTAGCGTTGCTTCAACAAACTTTAATCATGCACCTGAATTAGATTCCCTTGGAACATATTGGAACCCACTGACAGAAGGTTCGGCAACGAACGTTCTTTCTGCCACTGGCGATATGATCTATAAGAGCGGTGCTGGCGCTGCTGCTCTCCCAATTGGAACAAGTGGTCAGGTTCTTGGTGTTTCAACCACTGGTATTCCTCAATGGGTGAATAACAATACTACTTACCCAGTCTTCTATGTTTCTGAAGAGGGTAGTGATTTAAATAATGGTAAGAATATTAGCAATTCATTTGCTACTATTGCCCGTGCAGTTGGTGTTGCTACAACTGGTCCTGCTACAATTTATGTAAAAGCAGGAACCTATGAAGAGCAATTACCAATCATCCTTCCTGAAAATGTAACTCTTGTTGGCGATAACCTCAGAACTTCGCAAATCCTACCAGCAGCAGGTAATTCAAAAACCCAAATTCTGACAATTGATACTGCTTTTAGTGGCAGTATTTCATATGGAAGTACTATTGCTAATGGTGCAGGAACTAAGGTTGCTCGTGTCATGGAAGCAAACTACTTCCAGAATAAGATTGAAATTATGCAGGTTAGTGGTGGTGCATGGACCACTGCTGATACTTATGCTCCTAATGGTTCAACAATTAGTGCAGTTGAAACTCGCACTAACGCTCAGACCACAATGTTCTACTTAAGCAGTTCTACGATGCTTAAGGACGTTCTACTGGGGGGACTGACTGGGTTTGTTCCTGCAGGTGCAGTTCTAACGCAGACTGGTGCTATTTCAGGAACAATTCTTACTTCTACTGGATTATATCCTGATCTTGTTGGAACAACTGTTTCTGGGTCTGGAGTTTCTCCTGGAAGTAAGGTTGTTAACTTTATTAGTACGACTCAAGTAGAAGTTGATATTTCTCAGACAGTTGGATCAACTCCTCTTACCTTTACGGCACCTTCCAGTGACATGAATAATGCCACTGTTAAAGGTGTAGCGGTAAGACTGAATCCTTCTTCTCCAATCACGAAATCGCCATACGTTTCAAACTGTTCCATAATCTCCACTGGTGGAGTTGGAGCAATTGTTGATGGTAAAACTCATGATCAGTATGATGCTGGTCCTGTAAAATCTAATAAATCTATTGTTTTTGACTCTTGGACGAATATCAATGATGATGGTGTTGCCTTCTGGGTAACGAATAATGGTGCGGCAGAAATGGTTTCTTGCTTTACTTATTATAACCATATTTCTTATACTTCAACTCGTGGTGGTAGAATTAGATCTCTTGCTGGTAACAGTTCTTGGGGTAACTATGGTATCGTTTCTTCTGGATATAACCAGGCAGAAGTACCTGCAACGGGTAAAGTTGAAGGACTTGTCTTAAAGTATAATGTTGAGACTTTAACTTCACCTGGATTCGTTCAGTATGAGAGAGTTCGTGGTGCCACATCAGGGGCTATTGGTATTATTAATTCGGTTCAAACTTCATCTGCTGTAATCTATTATACTCTTGTTACTAAGGGTCCAAACGTTGGTATCAGCTCTGGATTCCTTCAAAATGAAGAAATTCGTGGTTTAACCAGTGGAACAACTGCTAACTTAACGAATAATACTGATGCAAACAGAGGTCAGAAAGGATTTACTCTGATTACATCGGGACTTACTACATCTCAGGTATATGAAGGTGGTAGTGTTGAATTCGTTACAGGTAATGGATATGGTGGTACTTTATCTGGTATTGGAACTACAATTACTGGTGCAGATCCTTTCTCATATGTTATTCAGTCAACTTCTTATACTGGTCCAGATGGAAGAGGTTCAATTGACATTCAAAGAGGTCAATTAACTACAGTTGCTGCAGGTCATACTGGTGGCATTAAGGTTATGAAGAACCTGCCATTTACTGCAAACACGACAACACTTTCGGGTGCAGTTGGTGCTGGTGATACTGCAATTCCAGTATCTTCTACTGGTGGATTCCAACAAGGTGGTTATGTTCTTTCTCCAAGTGGAGAATTGATGCTTATCAATAGCTTCACTGGTGGAACTCAGATTAATGTTACCAGAGCATCCGAAGGAACAACTGCTTCTGGTGTGTCTGCTGGTGCTGCAATCACTGCTATTGGATTCCCAAATACATTGGCTCCTGAAACACTGAAGGACTTTACAGGTATCTCCACACAAATGAGAGTTACCTCAACTTCAGGATTCACGACTACTAATTTTGTAAGAATTGATAATGAAATTGTAAGAATAACTGCAATTCGTCCTGATACTACTGGTATTTTGATTGTTGTTCTTGCCGATGAAAAACCAAATTATGCATTTGATGAACAGACCTTGAAAGTTAGATACCTATATTCTCAGGTTCGTTTAACAGGTCACGACTTCCTACAACTTGGTACTGGTAATAAGGCAAATACTAACTGGCCTTCTACGCCGCTTTCTGCTCCTATTCCTTCAAGGGAAGTTAATGAGACCTATCCTGGTCGTGTTTATTACGTATCCACAGACCAGAATGGTAACTTCCGTGTTGGTAAGTATTTCCGTGTTAACCAGGCAACTGGTAGCGCAACTCTGAACGCTTCTGCGTTTGACTTGTCAGGTCTGACATCCTTGAGACTGGGTTCCATTGGTGCTCAGTTAGGTGCTCAAATTAATGAATTCTCTGTTGACGGAACTCTGTCTCAGAATAGTAATGAAAAGGTTGCCACACAGGCAGCAGTCAAGACTTATGTTGATACTTCAATTCTTAAGTCAAGACCATTCGCATACTGGTTAGCATCCTCTTGAGCTAACTTTGAGTAGATTATAAATAAACATATAAATGATTTCAATTTAAATTGGGGGAGTTAAATGGCTTCTGGAGTATTAGGGCAAGTATCTCTTGCATCTACAACAAACACAACAGTATATACGGTGCCTTCCAGCACTCTTGCATACGTTAATGTTAACGTTTCAAATAGAAACGCATCTGATGTTGCAGTGCGAGTAGCACTTGCTGCTACTTCAGCGCCTACAACCGCTGAGTATATTGAATATGATTCTTTCATCGCACCAAACGGCGTATTGGAAAGAACAGGTTTGGTTATTGAAGCTGGTAGAAGAGTCATCGCATATTCAAACTCAACAAACGTAAGCGTTAACGTTTACGGTGTAGAACAATCAGTATAAGGAGTAATTAACGAAAATGGGACGCTTTATTTCCGCTTCTACTTTTACCTCAGAAGTTGTAAACGTATCTTCTACGCCTTACACCGCTTCCGCTGGTAAAACCTATCTTGTAAACACTACATCGGGTGCAGTCACACTGAACATTCCTTCAGTTGGCGATGTAAATGTTGGAGACAGAATTTCAATTGTTGATCCTGCTGGTACCTGGGGAACTAACCCTGTAACCGTTGGAGTCACTACTGCCACGACAAAGATTGCTAACTTGAACGAAAATCTTGTTCTTAACGTACCTAACAACTCAGTAGAACTTCTTTACAGCGGATCTACTTTTGGATGGGTTCTCCTCAACTCATAATTAGAGGAAAGAATGATATACGCAGGAGTAACCTATGGCTAACCTAAGAGATTTAATTGATAGTACTAATCGATCTGGGATTCAAACTTCCCAAACACTTGCTGCGGTAGGCATTGCGACTGCAAATCCACCAGGATTTCCAGGATCTGCCTATAAGCAGATTAAGTATCGTAACCGTTGTTATCAATCCACTTCACAGGGGCATTTTGAATGTTACGTATGGAAACCACCCACTGGAACGACTTTTATTAAGTTTGAAATTTGGGGTGGTGGTGGAAGTGGTGCAGGAACATGCTGCTGTATGTTTGGTCAACCTGGTGGCGCAGGTGCTTATGCATATAAGTGTATTTGTACTGGATATGACTTAGGTGGATGCCAATATGAATTTTGTGTTGGTGGTGGATCCTGCGTCAGTCCAGATAGTTATGGATATCGTGGATGTAAGACTTTTATTAATGGGCATGGTTTAGATAACTTCTGTGCAGAGGGTGGAGCACCTGGATATACATCCTGCCATTGTAGCTTCCCACAGTCTTGCATGTGTTGCTATGAACCTTCATGTGCCGAAGGATATAGATTCAATGGATCATGTCAGTATACGACAGCTGCTTGGTGTTGGTATTGCTATTGGGGTTGTTCAGATATTGCTCCTGGTCCATGGGGTCAGGGAGTTAGAGATTGCTTTGATCTATTTAAGAAATTAAAGAATAATAATTGTGGATCAGGTAACATCTATGCATGTGATGGTGTTATTACTGGTTATTATGACCTGATTGGTATTGGAAACACATTTGGATCATGTGGAAAGAGAGTTTCATACGGACATGCGGTTAATCCTTGCTATGGCGGACTCTGCCAGAGCTGTGTTCCAATGTGTGCTCCTTACTTTGGTGCAGATGGTGGCGCTATTGGACTTCCTGGATGGGTTGGTACTCCATGTAACATGGATATGGGTGACTTCTGTATGATTCTTCAGTATTCACCATACCCTGGTGGACTGATTAATACTAATGGTGGTTGGATTCCTTATAGACTTACATCTATGAACCAAAGTGGCCCTACTGGTCAACCAAATAGAACTAATAATTTCTTTGGGTATAATGGTTCTAATAGGGATCATGGAATTCCTGGAATGGGAGGGTTGACATCCGCTTCAACTGGTGGAAACTGCTACTGTGGTGGGTATGGTCACCCAGGTCAAGTTATCATTACTTACGGTTAAGGAGAAGAATAATGTCAGATTTAAGAAAACTTCTAAATACTGAAACTCAAACTGAACTCCAGAAACGTACTTGTGGATATCAATCCACCCAATGGGGCAGTGGATGGGGTAACACCCTTGTAGATGGTTACACAAACTTCTATTCAGGTCACTGCTGGATGGATAATTGTGATACAACTTATCGTCAATGGTGCATGGGATATTGTGTATATCCTGGAGTAACTACTGTCCAGTTTGAAATCTGGGGAGGCGGTGGTGGTGGAGCTGGTTCTTGCTGCTGCCAACAAGGTTCTCCTAGTGGTGCTGGTGCTTATGCAATGAAGACACTTTGTGCATGTGATTTAGGTCTTGATACTCTTGGTGGCATGTGCTACCTTCTTTGTATTGCTCCTCCTACTTGCTGCTCTGCTTGTTGCGTAGGACTTCAGGGTTGTAAGACATGGATTACTGGATGTGGACTTACCAACTTCTGTGCTGAAGGTGGAATGCCTGGTAGAACTTGTTGCTATATCTATACTGATCAGTTTGGTGCAAACCTAACTGGTACTTGGGGACCTGGTGGTGGCGGACAAAGCGCACAAAATTCTGGTGGTTGCTATACGCTTGATCCAATTTCTGGTAGTTGCTATCGTTGTGATTGTGCTTGCTATTATGGTGCTGATTATGGTGTTCCTGGAAAACCTGGTTGGTTCCGTGTAGATTGTATCTGCAATAACTGGTGTTTCGTAAGATTGGGTATTCCTCAACCAGGTGGTTTCAGAGACACTCAAACAAGATATGTAATTACTAGAAACACTGGTAATGCCTGTCTCAACCAAAGAGCACAATGTGTGCAGGGAGAATGGCCTGGTAACCCAGATTGTAGTGGTGGAATGAGAGGTGCTGGTGTTCCTTCTTCAACTTCTTGTGCTGGTGGGTGTTGCAATGGGTCGCGTGGTAATGCTGGTCTTATTAGAATCACTTACAGATAAATAATCATTAACAGGGATATTTAAGAAATGGCAAACCTAAGAACTCTATTGGGATCTTCAGACACTAATTTTACAGGTATTCACTCTGGTGGTATTGGTAGACTTAGGGACGGTCAGGTAACTTGGTTTTCCGCACATATGTGTGGAACCTGTGATAGCACAGAACTAACTTGCTGCCAGGCTCCTGCTGGAGATTATACTTCAGGTTACAATAACTATAGTTACTGTTGCTGGAAAGTACCTTCATATCCTGGAACAGGGACAACTGTTGTTACTTTTGAGATTTGGGGTTCTGGTGGTGGTGGAGCTGGCGCTTGCTGCTGTGCTTATGGTATTCCTGCTGGCGCTGGTGCTTATGCCTATAAGACTGTTATTGGAGTTACTTCAGGAACTGTCTACAACTTCTGTATTGGTTCTATGACATGTAGAAATCCTGGACCGACTGGAATTGATGGTTGTAAGACTTATGTAACAGGAATTGGACTTACCAACTTCTGTGCTGAAGGTGGTGTTAAGGGATGTTCTTTCTGCCAATGCCAATTCTGGCAGCGTTGCCACTTTAAGACTGCTATTGGCGCAACCGAAGGTTTTGGTGGAAACAGAGATATTGTAGGATTTAATACTTCTTGTGTTGGATGCTGCTCCCTTTATTATGGTGCTGATGGTGGTGCATATGGACTTCCTGGAGCATATCAACTTGCTTGCCACGAAAGAAGATGCTGGAATAAGTATTATATTCCTTATTCTGGTGGACTTGTTAATCAGCAAGGTGGATACTTGGTTCAAGACGTATGTGAAAACTCAAGTTGTGGATACTTTGCCCAGTGCTCTGCTGCTGGAGAATTAGGATTTTCTGCTCAGTCCGATCAGAACTCTTATGTTCCTGGGTTGGCTGGTGTATCCGCACACGTTTGTGGTGGCAGCTGCTGCTGTGGAACTCAAGGATGGGCGGGTGCAGTACGTGTAACCGTTAGATACGTATAAAATCATATTAATAAATATTCCAAGTTAGGAGTTACTTTTTAAAATGGCTAACATCAAACAGAAATTTACATATCCTTTGCCAGATGAGTATCTGGCACAGACAACTGATTTGGGTTTAATTGGTGAATGGGAATATGAAGGTCCCGAAAAAGTCTATGTATTTGTTGATAAAGATGGTAAGATAATTCCTTCCTGGAGTTATAGAGATCATGATGATTCCTTAACTCAGGAAGAAAATGATGCAAATATGGATATTGTGAGTGGTCTTGATGCATATCATGCCCCAATTGAATTCTCTAAGGATCCGATTTTACTTTCGGCAATTGTTCAGACCAGAGTAGCATCTGATGAGCCACAAAAAGAGTATAGATTAACTCCTGGCGGAGAAGTTTTTTATAGTAGACCAGATCCTACCCTACCAAATCATACAATTGAAGTTGCAGATTGTGAGTGGGATTTTGAAGCGAATGATTGGAAGAGACCATTTCCTTGGAAAACTCCTCATATTACTAGAGAGGTATTTGAGTCTGCATTTACCAATCTCTCGAACTTGATGGGTGAAGTGGATACTTCAGTATTTACTTCCACTCAAAAGAAAAAGTGGTCTGATTTTGTTAATGAATTTGAAAATGTTCCTACAAAGTTTGCAGACTATATGGATACTCCTTGGATGGTTCCATTTCCAACTGACCCAAGATATGATGATGCATGGACTGCAGAAAGAGGTGGATTGGTTCCCGAAACTGAAATTCTTCCTCCAACAGTCCCCTTTGAATCTGCTGTAACTGCTGAGGAACCAGCTCCAGTTAAGACTGGTTATGATTGGGAAGCACTTGCTGAAGCAGAATTGACCGACGAGGAAAAAATTGCTCCAGAGCCACCAGAAAAATTCAAGGTTGGTGTTGCCACTACCTGATAGAGTGTAGATAATACTACCGAGGGGGTCAGAAATGACCCCCTTTACTTTTGCTAAATAGCAACGTATAATTAAAACATTATCCCCTTTGAGGCGAGTATGAGACCAAAAGCATTTTTTGTGAATGGTGGCGCAGGGCGTGTAGTTTGCTCTATTCCAGCATTTGAAAAATATCAAGAAGAAAATCCTGATGAAGATTTCCTGATTGTCTGCGAGGGCGGAACAGACTTCTTCAAAGGTCATCCATCACTTTATCCCAGAGTTTACGACCACTGGCATAAGAATCTCTTCAGAGATAAACTGAAGGATATGGATATTGTTACGACAGAACCATATCGTATTTGGGAATATTATAATCAAAAGTGTAACCTATCTCAGGCTTTTGATATTCAGATCAATGGTAAGGGTATTAGAGACCTTTCAAAACCAACTATTAAACTTTCCAGACAGGAAATGATCCATGGTAAGTTTGTCCTTGAAGACGTAAGACAAAAAACAAAGAAAGATAAAGTAGTTGTATTCCAACCATTTGGTCGTGGGACACAGGTAGTTGGTAACTTTGTTACTGATTCCAGTGGCAGAAGTTTTGAATTGATGAATGTAATTAATATCATCAAGAAACTTCAGCGTAAGTATGCTGTAATCTACATGGGCGAAATTGATCTTGATTTCCAAAAAGAAGGATGTAAAGATCCTGTTGCTGCTCCTCGTGGTATTGATCTTCGCCAATGGGCTGGTATCATTAGTGAATCGGATCTATTCTTAGGATGCGATTCTGTCGGTCAGCATATGGCATACTCTTTTGAAGTTCCTGCTGTAGTTGTGGTTGGTGCTACATGTAAAGAAAATATTAGTTATCCTAACTATGATAAGTTTGAAGTTCTTGACATGGGCGAAGGGATGAGGATTTATGATCCCATTCGTATTACTATGGATGAGGTTACTCAAAGAGTGAATGATGGCATCATGGCAATGAATGATAAGATTGAAGATGTTATCGTTCAGTCTGTTGATAAATTGATGAATAAGTATTTTGTAAAGAAGAATGAGAACATTGTTCTTCCTTCAATGGAACAGCAAAATCAGGGTTGTGGTATGCCCCCAGCTCAGATGACACAATCTCCTCAGTTTACTGGGGCAACTGATGTATCAACAGCAGCACCAAAAAAGAAAAGTGCAGTTGACGAATTGATGGGTGAGGCATTAAAATCAAATAATGGAACTAAAAAGGTATCAGGATTTCTTGATTCGGTTCAAAAATAATTAAAGGTAATTTTATATGACAATTATTGCATCAATTGCCCGTGGACACAACGGGAGTACGACTTTAATGAAGGATGGTGAGATCATCTTTTATCTTGAGGAAGAACGTCTTTCCAAGATGAAGTATGATGGATCACCTCTTCTTGGTCTGGCAAAAGTATTTGAGTATGTGGACCACATTGATCATCTTGTAGTTTGTCATACTCACCGCCATGGTCCTAAACTGGATTGGACTGGCGAAGATCTATATCATGGTTGGGTGAGGAAACTTGCCAAGAAAAAGTTTGATTTTAAAGTTCATTTCATTGATCTAATTCACCATGAAATGCACGCTGCTTGTGGTTTTTATAACTCTGGGTTTGAAACCGCTGCATGTGTGATTGCTGATGGTGCTGGAAGTTTCCTTCAATATGAAGGCATTGATGATATTCTGTTTGAATTTGAAACTATCTTTAGAGCTTCTTATCCTAAGAACTTTGAAGTAGTTTATAAACACCTTGGCACAAAAGCAGCAATTGGTTGCAATCAAGTTGATACTGGAGTATTTGTTACAGAATATCCTGGTCATACCAAGATGTATGAAGCAGTAACTGAGTATTGTGGTTTCCCTGCTATTGAAGCAGGCAAACTGATGGGTCTTGCTCCTTATGGTAAACCAAATGAAGATCTTCCTAAGTTCTTCAGTAATGGTTGGAGTAATCGTGAATTGATTATTCCTACGTATCCTAATGCTGCAAAGATTAACGTAGGTCGTTATCCTCTTCTCCTTGAGGATGTTAAGAATCATCAGGAAAATCAATACACTGATATTCAAAAGGATATGGCATATGCGATTCAGGAGGCAACTGAGAATCGTATGATTGAACTGATCCGTAAGGCTCATGAAGAAACTGGTGAGACAAACATTGTTGTTTGTGGTGGATATGGTCTGAACTGTGTCGCTAACTACAAGTATCTTCAAGCATTCCCTGATCTGAATATCTATTGCGAACCAATCTCTCATGATGGCGGCACTTCAATCGGTGGTGCTAACTATATTTGGCATGATGTTTCTGCTAAGAAGGAAGTGAAGAAGCAGGCATCAGTTTATTATGGTCCTCAGTATGATTCTTCTACCTATGAAGATGCTCTGGAAGGTCTTGAAGTAACTGATACTTCTTATGATGAAGTTGCTAAACTGATTCGTGATGGTAATATTGTTACTGTGTATCAGGGTCGTTCTGAAGGTGGTCCTCGTGCTCTTGGTAACCGTTCTATTCTGTTTGATCCCACCATTAAAGATGGTAAGGATATTGTGAATGCTGTGAAGCATCGTGAATGGTTCCGTCCTTTTGCTTGTTCTATTAAGCAAGATAAGGTTCATGATTGGTTTGATCTTGCTGGGCGTGATGAAACTCCTCACATGATGTATGCTGTTAAGTGTCATCCTGGAGTTGAAGAAAAAATTCCTTCTGTCATTCACGTTGATGGAACTTGCCGTATTCAAACTGTAACTACAGAACAGAATGAACACTACTATAATCTGATTGATGCCTTTGAAAAATTGAGTGAAGTTCCTATTCTCTTCAATACAAGTTTTAATCTTGGTGGCGATCCACTGGTTGAGACTGTTGAGGATGGTGTTAATACCTTGAAGAGGTGTGACATTGAGTATATGTATCTTCCTGAAATTCAGAAACTTGCTTATATTCCTAACGAATGAAAAAAGTTTTTGTAAATGGCACTTTTGATTTACTTCATTCGGGTCATATACATCTCCTAAGCTATGCAAAAAGTTTAGGAGACTTTTTGTATGTGGCAATTGATACTGATGAAAGAGTCAAAGAAAAGAAAGGACCATCAAGACCTGTTTATAATCTACAAGAGAGAATATTTCATCTACAGAATCTCAAACCTGTAGATGTAGTTCTTTCTTTTGCAAGTGATGAACAATTAGAAAGTCTTGTCAAAATTGTAAAACCTGATATAATGATTGTTGGGTCTGACTGGAAAGGTAAAACAGTAATCGGATCTCATTACGCAACTGAATTAGTATTTTTTGATCGTATAGAAGAATATGCCTCAACAAAAACAATACAAAGTATTATTGATCGGGGATAGTTGTGAGGATGAGTACATCTATGGGAAGTGTGAGCGTCTAAGTCCAGAGGCTCCTGTTCCTGTGATGAAGTTCTCAAGAACTGAAGTGAAATCTGGTATGGCGGGTAATGTGTGTCTCAATCTTCAGTCATTTGATATGCACATTACATTCCTTACTAACCCCGAAAAGATTATCAAAACGAGGATGATTGATGAGAAATCTAATCAACAACTTCTTCGTGTAGATGTTGAGGACATTGTAAAACCTCTTCTTCTACCAGTATCAACGGATAGTTTTGATGCTGTTGTAATTTCAGATTACAATAAAGGGTATATTACATCTCAAAAACTATTTGAAATTGTTAGTAATTGTGAGGTTCCCATCTTTATTGATAGTAAGAAAACACTCTTACCAAACAAAGAAAATTGTTATATTAAAATCAATGACTTAGAATATTCTAAATTGAATGAAGATTGCCGCATAGATAATTTGATTGTTACCAAAGGTGGAGAGGGGTGTCTATATAATAATACTTTATATCCTGCAGAAAAAGTAAAGGTATATGATGTGGCAGGTGCTGGCGATACCTTCCTTGCTGCTTTAGTATATGGATATCTTTGTTATGAAAGTATTGAAAGAGCAATACTGTTGGCGAATAAAGCAGCAGCTATCGCAGTTCAAAATCAAGGAACTTATGTGTTAACGGAGGAAGATGTCAAAGGATTCTTCAATTAAAATTGTATCTAAGGGTTGGGGATTTGAGAAATGGATCGTCAACAACTCAGAGTATTGTGGCAAACTACTTTATTTTGTAAAGGGTGGTAAGTGTTCCTTCCATTATCATGTCCTTAAAGATGAAACTTTCTATGTTCAAAGTGGAAAGATTATCCTTAAGTATAATGACATTGATGATTTAGATGATGCCAACGAAATAATCCTCTCCCAAGGTGACAAATTTCACGTTAGGAGAGGATTGAGACATCAGATGATTGCTTTGGAAGATACTGAGTTGTTTGAATTCTCAACTCAGCACTTTGAAACTGATAGTATTAGGGTTGTTCCAGGAGATAGTCTTCGACAGTTTTGAAATTATACTCTCCTAACCAACTCATGTCTGCACAAGTATAAGTCTGATATTTACCAACTAAATGATCTGGAAAGGGAATGGTATTAATTTTACCATTCTCTTTTTTTGTAACCAGTTCTGCTACCTTTTGGAATGAGATAGGTTCGCCTGTACCAATATCGTAGATTCCACTTGGGGCATTGTTGTTTAGAACGATATCTACTACATCATCAACACAAACAAAGTCGCGAAGAAACTTATCAGATCCCTCAAAGAGATTGAGTTCTCCAGTTTCTTTGATCTGTTTTGTAAACTTACTTACTGGACTAGCTTGATCACCCTTATGATCTTCCCCGTTACCATAGACATTAAAGTATCTGAATCCTTGAATCAAAGGAAACTTATCAAGGTTATCTAACACGCAGTAATCAATCTGAAGTTTTGAGATTGCGTATTGGTTTAGTGGATTGATTTCTCCCTGAGTATTTCCATAAACTGAAGCAGACGATGCATACTTCATTGGAATCTCATATCCCATTGCATGTTCTAAAAGGAATAGAGTAAATGCAACATTGTTATGATAGATTGTGCGAATATTTTTTTCTGTTGTTGATGAGATAGCACCTTGATGTAAAATCAGTTCTACCTTATCCCATGCATCAAACTCTCTAATAAATCTAAAGGCATCATCTTTTTCAATCAAAATTACATCTTTATCTTCTAATTTTTTTAGAAAATTCTGTCCAATAAATCCAGCGTGACCTGTTAATACAATCATAGGGAATGATAAATAGTTAAAATTTATAATTATAGGTTCATGGCATTTGGCCTACTCGCTTCAAATATACCAGTTATAAACAAAGATACAGCATTGTATACTTCGTCTGCTGGGAATTTAGTTGAAGGAAAGATTTCCATATCTCATAAAAATTATAATCCTGTTAAGGTCCGTGTTGCGATCTCCACAAACGGTGTTGATCAGGAATACTTACATTATAACAGGATTATCAATTATGGGGAAACCTTTGAGACTGACACTATTTATTTTGGAAATGGTCAAAGTATTCTTGTTAGATCAAGTGATCCTAATACAAACTTTGTTTTGTATGGTGAGACAGCATCCGACTCTACAAACTCTGGATTCTTATCCTCTGTTCAGACTGCAGGAAAAACTGAGTTAACTTTATACACATCTCCAGAAGGATATAACGCTACTGCTACTGTTGTTGTTTGTAATCTTAATTCTGTCCCTGCTGTAGCAAGACTTGGAATTACTACAGGTGTTCTTGCTGGGTTTACTACATCACAATTCCTTGAATATGATGCAGCAATTGAACCAGGTCAAACATATGTTAGAAAAGATCTGAAGTTATCTCCAGGTCAGACATTAGTTTGTTCTTCAAGTGACTATTCTTATGTTAACTTTGTTGTTTATGGAGTCAAAACTACAGTATCTACGCCAATTCTTGATGCAACTTTTGATGATTTAACTGCAAATAAGTTAATCGTTCAGAATGGTGGTGTTGTTACTGGGGTTTTAACAGCAACAGCATTTAGTGGATCTGTGAATGCTGCGAATTTGGTTGGCACTATTTCTACATCAGTAACTGGTTTAAATGTTGCAGTTGAATCTAAGGGGGTTGCAGTCGGAGCTGCAACTACGATTAACTTCAATAGTAACCTGAATGTCGTTAATAATAATAGAGTTGCAACGGTAAACTTAGATAATAATATCAATATTACCTCAGCAACTTTATCGGGGAATTTGAGTGTTGGGGGAACAATCAACGCTCTAAATAATAGGGTTACAAATGTAGGAACAGCAATAACAGGCACCGATGCTGCCAACAAAAATTATGTTGATGCTAGAGCTGCTGTATTTTCAATCGCACTTTCTTAATCGCACTATTAGGAGATAATTATCAATGGCTAAGAGACAGATTAGAGATTATGTTTTTACTCCTGGTATTGCTGGAGCTGGTAGTATTAAGGTGTTGGATAAAATCCAACTGAATCAGATTCTTCTTATTACCAACACTACAGATAATAGAGTTCTTTACAATTTTGCTGATCCAACGAATAAAATCGTAGTTGAATTTAGTGATAGTTTTGATTCTTCGTTCCCATATGCAACATCAGCATCAAATGGTGTAACAACTATACATTTTCAGTTTGATACTTCGGATCAAAGTGCTTCAGATTCTATCTCAATTTTTATTGAAGTAGAAGAAACTAAATTCAGACCTTATGATTTTGGTACTGATGCTATTGAAAGAATGAGGGTTGCAACTCCGCAATCTATGATTGACGCTGACTTTGAGTATGGAATTCAACCAACTAAATGGCAAACTATTGATTTAATCCGTGGATATCCAAGTATCTATGAGATTGCTGGATCCGATGTTACAGTTTCAGCAGTTGTTACGGACGCAAGTTTCCCTGCTGGTGGGGTTGGTGCATCTTTAATTAGTGTTACCACTACAGAAACTCACGGTCTTTCTCCTGGAAGTCCATTTAGAATCGTTGGTCTTGCAGAAAGTATAAGAGGATCTTCAAGAGCAGAAGGATCTTTTATTGTAGAGACTGTTATTTCTTCAACCACATTTACCTATTTTGCTAAGGGTAAAGTGGGAGTAAACCCAGGCGATTCTTTATTCGCTACATACACTCAATTAAGAAAGGGTGGTTTCTATACTGGAGCTTCAATTGGATCTCCAACATATAGTATTCAGTCTAATGGTAATACTGGAACATTTACATCTAAATTAATTACTCAAACTGGATCAACAAGAATTGCATATACTGGAGTTAATAATTCAATTGTAGGTTCTCCTTTAACTGCAGCAGGACTCCTTACTGGAACTCAGGTAACTGGTATTACGTCATCATCTGCCACAACAGTTTTCGCACAAAATGTTGTTCCACCAACTAACCTAATCCAAGTTGCCAGTAATTCAGGCATTAGTATTGGTAATGCTATTGATGATGGCACTGGAAAATCAACATTTGTTACTAACATTGATGGAAATACTCTCACATTATCATCGCCTTATAATGCTGTTGCCATTGGTAACTCTACAAATGTTGGCATTATAACAGCCTCCAATGTTAATTTTGGAAACGGTGCAGCCGCTATCTTTAATATTGACAGATATAATGGAAGATATACTCCAACAGTTGTGAATACAGGTTATGGATATGTAGTTGGTGATAGAGTCGTTGCCCTTGGTTCTTCATTGGGTGGCACATCTCCAACAAATAATCTTATCATTTACGTTAGGGGAATTGATGCTGGTGGTGGCATTACAACTTTTACAACATCAAAGTATTTTGCTCCAGCAAATGAAGCTGCATTATCTCAAACGCAGTATAAGTATGGAAATGCATCCCTTCTTCTGAATCCTACTTCTGGTGGAGTTGATTATGTCTCCTGTGCTTCTAATTTAGATTTTGAAATTGGAACACAGGACTTTACAATTGAATTTTGGATTTATAGAAACAGAAATGGTACTGCCGAAACCATTTTTGACATGAGAAATGTGCTGACAGAATTTTCTCCTTGTCTAAAGATTAGTACTAACAATACGCTTGTTCTTCATTTAAATGGTGTTGATGTTAAGGAAAGTTCAAATACTATTACTGCAGGTTCTTGGAACCATGTTGCACTATCAAGAACATCTAATGTAACAAGACTTTATCTTAATGGTACTCAGGAGAGCACTAATTATGCAGACTCAAATAATTATCCCCAAAGGGCAATTAGAATTGGTTCTGCATACGATAGTAGTAATGGAACCTATGCTTATATTGATGACTTTAGATTCACTGTAGGATTATCCAGATATACATCTTCTACATATGCCGTACCTGCAGCACATGTAACGGATATTTACACCAAAGCTTTGGTGCCATTTAATGGAAATACTGGGGATGTAGATTTTCCAGATAATGCTTATGGAACTGCTATATCAAGTTCTTCAACATATTATAATACAAGTGGTATTTCAACAAGTGTTGGTTTTGGTGCAGTTTTTGATATTGTTAGAGTTGGTGGTGCTACAACAACATATACTGTAAACTTTGTAGCGGGGCAAGCATCAACTGGAAGTTCATATAGTATTTCTGACGTAATTACAATTGATGGATCTGTACTCAACGGATCTTCTGTCACTAATGATATTACTATTACAGTAACTTCTGTTGACGTTGTTGGTGGAATTACAGGGTTTACTCATACAGGAACTGCTGTAAGCGGAAATATATTCTATGCAAATCGTCGTGTAACAAATTCTGGATCTGGAGCAACATTCTCCATCTCTAAAGAGGGTGGAGTATACACTGCCACACCAGTTAATGGTGGATCTGGATATTACCCTGGATATCAATTATTTGCTGCAGGAACTGTACTTGGTGGAGTGATACCAACGAATAACCTGACAATGACTGTGACTGGAATTGATTTGTCAGGAACTCCTGGTGCAATTTCTTCTGTGTCTTCATCAGGAACACCTGTTGCAGGAACTGCAGCAGTATTCTATCCAACAGTCAGTATTTCAGAAACAACAACAGGTCAGATTGCGGATGCTGCAACAATATCATTTAGTTCTTTGGCAAGAATTTTGGTACAGTTCTCCAGTAATCATGGACTTGTTCCTGGCGATACAGTTCTTTCTGCCATCACCAGTGTTGGTTCAGGTCATAGTTTAGCATCAGGTCCATTTATTGTTGATAACGTACCAAATTCAAATCAGATTGTTTACAGTGCGAAGTCAACAGGAACAATTACATCAGCTGGACTTGCTGGAACAATCTATCCAAGACCTGATTGTTTCTACGTTCATAGACCATTTGATGGTGGAGTTCAATTAGGAACTGGTGGTCCAGCTCATGGAGCACATGCAGTTCGCCAATCAAAGAAATATATTCGTTATCAATCTGGTAAAGGTATCATGTATACCACTGGATGTCTTTTTGCTCCAAGTTATGATTTGAGAAATGTAACTTCTTCTGGAATTTCAACTGGTAGCGTCATTACTTGTGTCACGGATGATACTGAACATGGATTGCAAGTAGGTGCAGAAGTTCAATTGAGTGGTCTTGAAACTTCGGGATACACTGGAACATATACTGTTAATAGTATTGCTGATGAAAATACGTTTACAGTATTATCAAGAGGCGTTCTTGGATCTACTACACCAACATTGGGGAGACCTCCTCAAGTATCTTTATACAAATGGAAAGGTGCTACTGTAAGAGCAGGTGCATTTGACGATCAAAATGGCATCTTCTGGCAATATGATGGAATCAATCTTGCTGTTGGATTAAGATCTGCAACCTTCCAATTGGCAGGAACAATTAATGCAGATCCAGATTCCAACTCAATTACTGGTACCAATACAAGATTCTTAGATCAGTTAACTGCTGGGGACCGAATTGTTATTCGTGGTATGACTCATATTGTAACTGCGGTTGCAAATAATACTTCAATGACAGTAACACCTGATTATAGAGGAGTATCGTCTATCACTGGTGCAAGAGCATCTTTGGTGCAGGATATTATTATTCCACAAAGTCAATGGAACCTTGACCGTGCAGATGGAACTGGTGCAAGTGGATATGATATCCAAATTAATAAGATGCAAATGATTGGATTCCAGTATACTTGGTATGGTGCTGGATTTATTGACTGGATGCTTCGTGGTCCTGATGGAAATTATCTGTTCGTTCATAGACTCAAGAATAATAATAAAAATACTGAAGCATATATGAGATCTGGTAACCTGCCAGTGCGATATGAAGTTATTAATGAGGGTCCAAAATCTAAAATTTCTGAAGAGATTAGTTCTTCTCAGAATACAATTCCACTTGTAGATGCAAGTCTATATCCAACATCGGGTACAATTTATCTTGACAATGAATTGATTACCTATACAAATAAGAGTGGAAACACTTTGACGGGTGCAACAAGAGCATCAACTTTTAGCAACTTTGCTGGTGGATCACAGAGAACATATTCTGCTGGTAGTGCAGCAGGGCATCAAAGAACAACAGGAGCAGTTTTTGTAAGTAACACTGCTACTCCTGTTATCAGTCACTGGGGTTCTGCATTCCTCACCGATGGTTTATTTGATACTGACCGTGGATACATTTTTAACTATCAGCAGGTTGGTAACACGATTACAACCACAAAATCAACACTGTTTATGATTCGTCTTTCTCCAAGTGTTTCTAATGCTATTGTTGGAGATCTTGGACAAAGAGAATTGATTAACCGAGCACAGTTACTTCTTAAATCTCTGGAATTCACTCCAACAGGTGGTGCTTCTTCTCAGGCAGTTGTTATTGAAGGTGTATTGAATCCATCCAACTATCCAACAAACCCATCATCGGTTAATTGGTTTGGTTTGAGTTCTCAGGGTGCAGGTGGACAACCATCATTCGCACAAATTGCTAACGCATCTAACATTACTTGGGCTGGTGGTGCAGCATCCTTTAGCGCATCAACTACAGTAACTCAAAACTACTTCACTCAGTATCAAATTTTTGATAAAACTGCGACGGCAAATGCCCGTATTGGTTACTTTGTTTCTGGTACTGGAGTCCCTGGAGGCACACGAGTTATTAATATCTTCCAATATGATGTAAATAACAACTACATTCAGTTCTCAAACTCTGTTAACTCAGGAACCGCTGGTTCAATTAGTTATACCTTTACTGCAAACACTCTGTCTGCTGCACCTGGAGAAACTGTTTTCTCCTTCGTTGGTACTGCTGTAGATAAGGCAAACATTGAACTCAATGAATTGAAGGAATTGAATAATACCCCAATTGGTGGTAGAGGCACATTCCCGAATGGACCTGATGTTCTTGCAATTAATGCTTACCTTACAACAGGTTCAAATATTACAGGTAACTTTGTTCTTCGTTGGGCGGAAGCACAAGCTTGATTCTTGACGTACTGTGTTAGAATAAATATCTCACAGTACGTCACTACTTGAAATGAGATTTACAGTTTATTCTAAACACGGTTGCCCCTATTGCGAAAAAATCAAACAGGTGTTAGAGTTAGCAAATCTGCAACACCAAGTTTATTATCTTGATGAGGACTACACCCGTTATGAGTTTTATAACGCTTTCGGGGATGGGTCCACATTTCCTCAAGTAATGTTAAATGACCAAGAAAAAATTGGTGGATGCACAGATACTATTAAATATCTACAGGAGAATAGTATAGTCTAATGGCTTCAATCAGCACTTTCAATGAAGTTTATTTTGATGTAGAAAGGGCAATTGACCTTGCCTTTGATGGTCACTTTGTTCTTAATTTTTATGAGTATTTAAAGGTAAAGGGTGCAAGAAAATTTGAAGTAGAAGAATTTATTAATAGTAAAACTGCTTCTAACATCAGTGAAGTCGTGATGGACTTAGATAGCTACCTTGAAGGTGGTGCAGACAACGAGCATAAGCAACTTAGAGAAGCTTATGGACATATTCCAAAACCAAATGCAAGGAAAATAAGAAATTATTTGCATAAAATATTAGAAGATGCTTGGAAGTATAGTCATGACAGAAGACCAGGCAGAAGAAAAAAAACAACAACTTGAAATCAATAGAGGTTTTGAGTTGATGCTAAGAAATTCTTCTCGGAAAAAGAAGGCAGAAGATTGCCCCAAGAAATTTAGAATTAGATTCGGTAAATTATTTGCTTTCTTTGGAAGAGAAATTTCTTTTGAGTTTGATATTTCCTTAGACTTCAAGAGGATTTAAATCAAACAAAAAAGTGCTTATATATTTCTCTGCAAAGTTTTTATCATAATAAGACTTTAGAATCCCATATGCTGGATCGGTAGTTGACAAATGAGTATCGTATCCTTTATGGTATTCATATGAAGATTGAACTGGTTCTGCTTCTTCTAAGCAGGACTGAAACTTCTTTAAATATTTCTCAACAACTAAAGAGTAATCATCATAAAAATCTTTGGATTGCTTTTTGATCCAAAATTTTTTTGAGAAAAATTTTTCTAAGTCATATATCTTGGAGGTATCCCTATCTCTGTTGGGGAAATCTCCAAGATATTTTTGTATATACTTTTCAATATAATCAATATCCATTCGTAATGGATGTAGATCAACTGCACCAAAAAACTTTTTATCGTTTATTCTTAGGTATTCTGTCCCAAGAATAGGAACGTCGTAACAAAAATCTGGATATATGACTAAGGTTTCGGCAGAAAATTTATTTTGTATATCTAACTCACACAATCTAATCTTTCTTATTTTATCACTCTTCCAAATATACGATTTGATGGTAGAATTATCTTTACTGACTTCTTGATTTAACCAACTTGGAAGTTCTAATGGTTCGGCATCTGGAAACAATTCAAGAATTTTATCCTTTAATTTCATAATCCAGGTCATCATTGACACTATTTATTTTTTGTTGTAGGATGCATCTAAATAGATCAGGTTCAAAAGAAACCTTGATTTGCCACTAAAGGAGGGAGACAAGCAAACTAAACGGTTTTTTTGTATCTCTCATGTTCTGAGAGATATTGTAAAAAGTAACTCTCGGGAGAAAGAAGATGTTAGCAGTAACTCTCACCATCACAACATTAATCTCAGTGTTGTTCTTTTTTGTTGGAGGTATGTTAGGATGGATGGCAAAGCAGCATTTCTATGAGAGAAGTTATATCACTTCAATGCACCCAGAAATGTTTGATAATAATGGGAATGTAATCCCAGATGAAATTATAGCAGTACGATTTGAAAACGATTATGACGACTACGAAGACGAGGAAGAAGACTGAGGAAGCACCAGTAGCAACTCTTCCAACAAACCCTTTTGTTTTTGAAATTTTAGAACTGGTATCTAAGCAACGTTCTAATGCAAAAAAAGTTGAAGTTCTTAAAACTTATGAACACGACTCGTTAAAGACTATTTTTATTTGGAATTTTGATGATACTGTAATTTCTCTTCTTCCTGAGGGAGAAGTTCCTTATGGTGATTTGAAGGATCAAAACGTTTACTCTGGAACTCTTTCTGAAAATCTTTCCAGAGAAGCTGGTGGCGGGGAATCTGCAACAACACAAGATCTACAAGGTAGGGGACGCACATCTCTTCGTAGGGAATATCAAAATCTTTATCATTATGTTCAGGGTGGAAACAATACCATCAATACGATTCGTAGGGAGATGATGTTTATCAATCTCCTTCAAGGTCTTCATCCCAAAGAAGCAGAACTGTTGTGTCTTGTAAAGGATAAAAAACTTCAGACTAAATATAAAATCTCACATGAAAATGTAAAGGAGGCTTATCCTGAGATTACTTGGGGAGGTCGTTCTTAATGTGCATGATTCATGCAGAAAACTGTGATAGATCTGTAGCAGAAGATAAATCTCTGCCATCAAATTCTTACCTTGTTACCTATCTAAAAGACAATATTGTTCAACATGATATTGTAATCTGCCATAAAAGAGCAGATGTTTTTGATATGTATTGGGATAAGCATCGTGAAAACCTAAAAAAAATTGAGTGGACAGAGGGGAGAGTAAATCCTAAACTGTGGGGATACAAAGCAAAGGAATCTAAGAAAAAGAAATGAGTGAAGGTTTTAATGATGGGAAAGCAAAGGTCAATGTAAATGTTGATGAACTTGCTAAAATTCTAAAAAAATATAAAAAATTGAATAAGTATAAAAGGTCTACTCTGTTTACAGTGAAGACTATTGATGGCACTGAAACTGTTATTAGTTCACTTGTAAAAGAAGCAGAGGAGAACCCTATAGACTAATGGGCAAGCATTATCTACTAAACCTTTATGGATGCTCGTTCGTTCTTTTGGACGACGAGCGTTGTCTTATAGACTTACTGGAAAACGCAGCAGCAGCAAGTGGAGCGACTGTGATTCAGACTATCTCTAAGAAGTTTGAACCACAGGGAGTCACTGTTATTTGCTTGCTTTCTGAGAGTCATATTAGTATTCATACATGGCCTGAGGAAGGCAAGGCAGCAGTTGATGTCTACACATGTGGTGATTGTAATCCTAAAATTGGATGTGATATAATCATCCAACAACTCTATGCAACTGATCATACATTAAGTTACATAGAACGGTAACAAATGTTACAAAAGTTTTATACTAAATACCAACACGTTCATCGCATTAATGCGACGGAAGTAAGCCGACGCGGAACGGATCGTTCATTCGCTATTCGCAAATAGCGAACGCAAACGCCGACTGAAGGAACGCTCTTTAACCTAAAAAACTAAGGAGAAAACCTAATGTCACAAGTTACTTATAGAGGTTGTAAGTACAACACTGAAGATGCAAAAAAAGAGTATGTATCTTGGTATAACAAAACACATGCTCCCGCTCATCCACAAAACGTATATCGTGGTGTAGCATACCGTCCTTGCAACAATCAGGAGGTAGCAAAATGAATACTTATTTCGTTCGTTACCTTAAGAAAAAAGCAAAGAAAGAACATCTTCTTCGTATCGCACAACTGAATATGGCAAAGCAACCCCAAGTTGCTTGATATTTAAGAGAGGATTGACATCCTCTCTTTTTTTGTATAGAATTATTTGGTGTATAAAAGAGATATGGACAAAGAAAAACTAAAACTAATTATTAGGAATTTAGAGTCTCTTGTTGATTGTCTTAAGTCAGAAGTTTATTCAGATGTTGATTTGTATAAACAAGATCCTCGGAATGTTGGGGATCAATATCTGACTGATTATGATGAAGTATTTTATGAAGGAGATGACGATGGATATCCTGACTGAGTTTGAATTTATGAAACCAGAAGTAAAACTCATTAGCGTTACTCCAGATGCAGAAAAGCATATGGCGTATTGTGCTCGTGTGAGTAATCCAAACAATCAAGACAATCAAAACTTTGCTGGACTGTTGAAGTATTGTATTCAACATCAACATTGGAGCATCTTTGAGCAGGCAACAATGACAGTAGAGATCAATACGACAAGAGGCATCGCGGCACAGATACTCCGACATAGGAGCTTCACATATCAGGAATTTTCACAACGATATGCAGATACAAATCTGCTGAGTAAGACTATTCCTCTTCCCGAACTTCGTCGTCAGGATACAAAGAATCGCCAGAACTCAATTGATGATATTGGCGATTACTTGAAACTGACTTTACTGGAGGACATCAGAGTTCATTTTGAACACGCTCAGAGACTCTACGATCGCCTCCTAGAGAAGGGAGTGGCAAAGGAGTGTGCAAGGTTCGTATTGCCCTTAGCAACGCCCACACGCCTCTATATGACAGGCTCTGTAAGGTCATGGATCCATTACATTGATCTACGTTCTTCGCACGGTACTCAGAAGGAACACATGGAAATTGCAGAAGCAATTCGTTGCATTTTCACTTGCCAGTTTCCTGCTGTATCCAAAGCACTTGAATGGTCTCGTGAAGAATGCCCAGAGTGTGTAGATGCTCCTTCCATCACCATTGAATAAATATCCCTATATTTTAATGTAATCTATGGCAACTTACCCCGTCATTAATAAAGTAACTGGTGATCAAAAAGAAGTTACTATGAGTGTTCACGATTGGGATCAATGGAAAAAAGATAATCCTGACTGGGATAGAGACTGGTCTGACCCATCAACTTGTCCTAATTCTGGAGAAGTTGGTGAAGTTTATGATAGACTTAAGAAGTCTCACCCAGGATGGAATGATGTTCTCCGCCAAGCATCAAAAGCACCAGGTTCAAAAGTAAAACCAATCTGATTAATTATAATGCCAAGAAAAAATACTCCCAAAAATCCTGTTCCATTTGGTATGAGTAACCGTCAAATGAAACGCAAAAAGCCAATCAATCTTGATATCATGCGGACGATTGAACCGCTGACTGATAATCAAGAACAGTTCTTCAAAGACTATAAGCAAGATCAAAACATCGTTGCTTATGGTTGTGCAGGAACAGGTAAAACTTTCATCGCACTTTATAATGCATTGAAAGATGTTCTTGATGAAAGGTCTCCCTATGAGAAGATTTATATTGTCCGTTCTCTGGTAGCAACAAGGGAAATTGGATTTCTTCCTGGAGACCATGAAGACAAGTCTTCACTTTATCAGATTCCTTATAAGAATATGGTGAAGTATATGTTTGAAATGCCTGATGATTCTGCATTTGAAATGCTATATGGAAACCTCAAAACTCAAGGAACTATTAGTTTTTGGAGTACTTCTTTTATTAGGGGAACTACTCTGGACAATGCAATCATTATTGTAGATGAATTCCAGAACCTGAATTTCCACGAACTTGATTCTATTATCACTCGTGTTGGTGAAAACTCTAAGATTCTTTTCTGTGGTGATGCTACTCAGTCGGACTTAGTAAAGACGAATGAAAAGAATGGTATTATTGACTTCATGAGAATTCTTCGGATCATGCCGTCGTTTAATGTCATTGAGTTTGGTGCAGAAGATATTGTTCGTTCTGGACTGGTTAAAGAATATATTCTCGCAAAACTGGAACTGAACATATGAGTTTTATTCATCATAATTACTTGGGTGAACTTGAATTAGAAAAGAAAGAGACAAATGGAATGCGTCTATACCATCTACCTGATGGTCAATGGGTGCCTTCCATTACTTCAGTAACTTCTTTTTATAATCGGCAGATCTTTGTTGAATGGAGAAAGCGTGTTGGTGAAGAAAAAGCCAATAATATTACTCGCAAGGCAACTGCAAGAGGAACTGATTTTCACCAAGTCTGTCAGGACTACTTGGAAAATAAAGAATTGGATTGGAATAATTACCAACCAATGACAAAGATTATGTTCATTCATGCTAAACCTTATCTGGATAAGATAAATAATATTCATGCAATTGAACGAACACTCTACTCAGAGTATCTTGGATTGGCGGGAAGAGTTGATTGTATTGCAGAATACGAAGGAGAACTTGCAGTCATTGACTTTAAGACTTCAGAAAAAATAAAACCAGAAGCGTGGATTGAAAACTATTTCGTCCAAGAAATGTTTTATGCTGCTGCGTATTATGAACTCACTAATATTCCTCCTGTCAAATTAATCACTTTAATGGTTACTCCCAGTGGTGAAGTTAAAGTATTTGACAAACGGAACAAAAACGACTATATTAAATTATTAGTTCGCTATATCAAAGAATTTGTATCTCACAATACTAGGTCAGATGGAGAATGAATTAGAAAAAGTTTTAGAAAGTAAATTCTTCTGTCCAACACGTTTCGCTCAAGAAATTGAAAAATTAGTTCAGACTAACATTGATATGAATTATATTGATGCGATTGTCTATTTCTGCGAACAGAACAATATTGATGTTGAGTCTGTTCCGAAACTAATTTCAAAACCACTTAAAGAAAAGATTCGTTACGAGGCAACAGAACTTAACTTTCTAAAAAGAAGCTCCAGAGCAAAATTGCCCCTTTAATTCCTTTTAGGGGGCAAAAATTTTCCCAGAAAAAAATCCCTATATTACTTTTTTGATGATGCCTTTTGATGCCTATAAATGCTATCTCTCTTTAAAAAACCACTTTACTAAGAATACTTACGACTATCATAAGTATTGTGGTAAGAGTAGAGCATCTCTTAATTCCTTTTATAAAAGGAGAGATCGGTATTGGTTTGAAAAAATTTCAAGACAAAAGACTGATAAAGAAGTAGAAGAGTTTTTTGTTGCAAACTTTGTATCATGTGATGATCCACAGTCTTTGTGGATTGGTGAAATGATTAAAGAAGGGGAAAAACGATATACAAATTGGCAAAAGAGAATTCAATCTCTTTCGTATATCTTTAAAGAAGAATCAAATGAATTGTTTTCCGAGAATAAATTTGATGAGATCTTTGATTGCAAAAAAGGATCTCATCCAATCATTCTCAAAAAATTCCTGAGCGGGAAGATTAGCCTGGAAACAATGGTCATTTATGATAGAATATTCCTGTACGGGAATAACTTTGATAAGAAACTACAGGACCCTGTGTGGGATCTAACTTCCATGCGTATTAAAAAGTATGCACCCTTTCTAAATATTGATGTATTCCGATATAAAAAAATCCTGAAAGAAATAGTTATAGGAGATACATGAGTTTTTTTAGTTCCGAAGTCGTCCGTGCTGAGATGACTGAAATTACAGAATTGCAGGAAGAGATTTACAAAAACGTATTTACTTTTCCCAGCATGAGCAAGGAAGATAAAATTGCTCACGTAGATCTGCTTCAAAGATTGTTAGAGAAACAACAAGTTCTTTATACTCGTTTAAGTTTATCTGATGATCCAGAAGCAAAGAAAATGAAAAAAAGAATCGCAGATTCTGCCGTGACAATGGGACTTCCTCCTGGAACTGATATATCAGTCATATTCCGAAACATGAGCAAGCTGATTGTGGTTATGCGCGAACAGATTGACAAAACTGGTTCCGACAGGTAGACTACAAAAGGAATACACAAAAGCCAAATCCAATTAATCCGAGGTATACACATGTCTTTTGCTGATCTTAAAAAGCAATCCAAACTTGGTTCTCTTACCAGCAAACTGGTAAAAGAAGTTGAAAAAATGAGCACTACTTCTGGTGGTGCTGATGAGCGTCTCTGGAAACCAGAGATGGATAAAACAGGCAACGGTTTTGCAGTCATCCGTTTCCTTCCTGCCCCTGAAGGTGAAGAACTTCCCTGGGCAAAAATGTATTCTCACGCCTTCCAAGGTCCTGGTGGTTGGTATATTGAGAACTCTCTGACCACTATTGGTGGTAAAGATCCTCTGGGCGAATACAACCGTGAACTGTGGAACACTGGTTCTGAAGCAAATAAAGAAACTGTTCGTAAGCAGAAGCGTAAACTGTCTTACTACTCCAACATCTATGTGGTGAAGGATCCCGTAAATCCTGCAAACGAAGGTAAAGTCTTCCTGTTTAAGTATGGCAAGAAGATCTTTGACAAAATCATGGAAGCAATGCAACCTGAGTTTGAAGATGAGACTCCTATCAATCCTTTTGACTTCTGGCAAGGTGCAAACTTCAAACTGAAGATTGTGAAGAAGGATGGTTACTGGAACTACGATAAGTCTGAGTTTGATCGTGTTGCTCCTCTTCTTGAAGATGATGAAGCAATGGAAGCAATCTGGAAGAAAGAATACTCTCTTGCTGCCGTAGTCGCTCCCGATCAATTCAAGTCCTATGAGGATCTTGAGCGTCGTCTCAAGAGTGTTCTTGGTCAGAAAGTTGCTCCTACACAGTCTCGTGCTGTTGTTGAGCAAGAGGATGAGTATGAATCTTATGCACAATCTCCAAGTGTTGAGAGTCGTGTTTCTGCAGAACTTGAAGAGTCATATTCTCGTAGCAAGTCTCCTTCTCTTCCCCAATTGACTAAGGAAGAATCTGATGAAGATGAAGATGATGCTCTCGCATACTTCCAGCGTCTTGCTGAAGAGTGATCAAGAATAAAGTCTAATATTATCAGTTTTCTTCAAGGTTTCAGTCACATATTGACTGGAACCTTTTTTGTATTGCATAATATCTTCCATATCATCAAAGACCAAATGAATATACCCTGGTTTTAGAACATAGATATTTCTCTTATCAGTTTCCTTTCTATCTTCAAATTCGTAGTTAGTGACTGGAACTGTTATATTGTTTGCAGTAATCTGTCTTTGATTGTCATCATCATAGAAGATCATTTTAAAATCTTCAGGAACAACCAATCCAGCACGAACAATTTCAACTCCAGCACTATTCTTCACTGAGATTGTTTCATAGTGATGAATTCCACTGTAAAGAGTCTCATAATCACCATACTTATCAAGAAGATATCTATCAAACTCTTCCTGTAACATTGGCCATTCTGATTGGATATTCTGAATATTATTTGCAATAAGGATTACCCAATCCAAAGTTGAGTCATTATAAACTTTAAAAGCAACATTATCTGGTCTGTCATTGCCATTGATCTGATACTTAGTAAAGTAGTTCAGATCCTGAAAGATATCATCACGTAGTTTACCTTTTCTAAAAAGATTTTTTACACGAACGTAGTCTGATATTTTTGCGTTAGGAACTCTACTAACGTAATCTAAATCTGGTACTTGTCTGAAATAAGGTTTTGCCATTTTTAGTATCCTATTTCTGTGCTTTCGTTAGTATAATCACTATCAAAGACTGGTTCAAGTTCGGTGAATGATAATTGCAATTCGTATGATGTCATTGGACCATCATAGAATCTTGAGTAGTTACCATCGGGAGTATAGTTTACATTGCATGATGTTAACGCACACTCTTTAAATTTATTCAGATATGGGTGAACAGTTCCCTTGTGGTAATATTCTAATTTAAAAGTATCTGGAGATCTTAAGAATACTCCTTCTTTTGTTTTCTTTGCTGCCATTCCCTGCTTAAAGAACCTAATAATTTTCATCACTTCATCCGCTTCAAGTTTAGATCTTGGTGATAATTTAAATGAAAATGTAAAGTTTCTAAGTGCAGGTCCTTTAAAGAGGAGTTCTAAACTGCTATTTTGAACCAATCCATATTTTCTTGTTAATGGATCAACACCCGTTGCCATTTGAACAAACTTTCCAGCAGCAAGAGTTTGAACTTCTCCAGCAGCTGGACCAAGATTATCTGCAGTTTTTTGTGCAGCATCAGCGCCTGCACCTGGACCACCAGTGATGGTAGCTTCCCCAAATCCCGCTAATGCTGATTCAAGAATGCCCAATTCAGAGTCTCCCCACTGAGCAGTATTTGAATCTGATATACCAGCAGGAATTGGAAGTGTTACTGTTCCTTTAGTTTTTCTATTTTTGGTTCTTGCTTCAGAAGTTACAACTAATTTTTCATTGCCAAGACCTCTTGCAACATATTCCAACATAGAAAACCTAATAAAATCCTGTTCAACTACATTTAAAGTTTTTGGATATGTTAAATTTCCATATTCTTTTCTTTGCTCAACTTCTGCAAGTGCCTTTTGTGCTGCAACCTCTGCTGCAGCAGCATTTGCAGATGTAGTTCCAATACCAGCATTAGCAGGATCTGTTGTCGGGGATGCTTGATTTGGTTTTATTCCACTTGTTGCTTGTGATGCCTGTTTTTCGTTAGCACCTTGAGTCTTTACTGCACTAATAGCACTTTTTTTGATTTCAGAATTTAAATTTCCACCAGGTTTAAGTCTTTTAATTTCATCTTCAGTCAGACCTCCAGGAGTAATTGTCTTCGGTGGTTTTGATCCTGGTTCGCTCCAAGTTTTTCCTCCGTCATAACTTGTTGCATATTCTGTATATTGCTTTCCACTTCTTCCAGAAACTTCTTTTCTTAGTGTGATAGAAGATTGTGTTACGTTTCCATTATTTAAATTTGCCTCAACCTTAACATCATACTTTTTCCCACTCAGAATAAAAGGTCTGCTTTGAGAAGTTCTTGCTCCGTCAGCTTTTTCTGTATATGAAGTATACTCGGATCCTGGCACTATAATTCCTCCCGCCGATAAGGGGGTTTTATTTATTTAGACGGATTTTTTCATATGGTATAGACAACAAATCATCAAGTTCATTGTCTCTTACTAAATGAAGTTGACCAGCAAGTTCTTCCCAAGTATAATTTCTTGACTTTCTCAAATGAAAATTGATTCCTTTGAACCCCCACCTTTGAAGTTCTGTACATGCAATCAGAGGATGCTGGTCATATCTAATATCAGGGGTCTTTGGATTATAAACAAAGGTATAAAACTTACCAACTTCAGGAACCCAAGATTTTTCTTTCAGAATATCCATAATTTCCAACATCATATCTTCAGGATCTCTAAGTTCTCTAATTTTATCCTTTACAGGTTCAACACGATTGTATGTTTTTGTATACTGACCGAAACCCTCTGCCATTAGTTAATACCCAGTTCTTCTTCTGTGATAACTTTGAATTCTAACATTCTATCCTTACACCATTCATCTGCTGCTTTCCATTTTGCTTGGTTTACAGCATAGGTTTTTGCTTCATAAAGATATGATTTAGTAACTCTTGATTTTTGTTTTGGTGGAACGGTTTGTTTTTTTGGTTTCACTTCAATCACATATGATTTGATGTTTCCAGTCTGTTCTCTGATCTTAATTATAAAGTCTGGAAAATATCTATGAACTCTGTTATCAACTGGAGAACGATATGGTATGAAAAATTCTTCACTTCCCCACTCCAAAATATTTTCATTCAAGTCACACCAACGACAAAACTTTCTTTCCCAACTACTTCTACAGATAATATTATTTGGATTTCCTTTGTATTTCTGCGGATAAGATGGGATGTATCTACTTTTAATACTTTCTGCCATATCTATGCTACATAATATATAAGGTTAAAAATATTTATAGATGCCTACGCCACAGGGTATATCAAACATAAAAGCAAATCTTTTACGCCCAGCTTTAACATCTCATTATGATGTTTTTATTGGACAACCGCTAAGTGGTGCATGGAGAGATTTTCGTGATTATAATCTAAGTTTTGATCAAATTAGACTTCATTTATCTTGTTCTGAGGCTTCTTTACCTGGATCAAGTTTAGCAACCATGGAAATTAATAATGATTTTCATGGTGTAACTGAAAGGCATGTTCACAGGAGAGTATTTGATGATAGAATTGATCTAACATTTTATGTTGATGCTGATAATTATCTTCCCATTAGATTTTTTGAAACTTGGATGAAATTTGCATCTAATGAGCAAATATCCGAAAATGGTGGTAATAGTGTTAAAAGTTCAGTTTACACATATTCAATGCGATATCATTCAGAATATGTAGGGTCTCCTTTAAAAATTACAAAATTTGAACGAGATTATAAGTCAGAATTACAATATGTATTTGTAGATCCATTCCCAATTTCTGTAGCATCTATTCCAATATCATATGATTCGTCTTCTTTATTGAAATGCTCAGTTTCTCTTACTTATTTAAGATATTATGTTGAACCTCAAGGTAGTGGAGGAGAAGCAGCTAAGAGTAATACTACTACCAATAATTTCAGTAATGTAAATCCTTTAACTCAGGCACAAATTAACAAAGCATATACGACTGATCTCGGGTTAAATTTTGGAAATTATACAACAACAGGTGGAGTTCCATTTACTGCTGCAGGTGCATCTGGAAATGCAATAGATATCAAAACTGCATATTCTTCGGGTTTAAAACTATTCTAATTTTCATTCTAAATAATCATACCTGAATTTTTCTATAGGTCATTATGCCATTACCAAAGATATCTACACCGTCATATGAACTTGAGTTGCCCTCAACTGGAGAGACTGTTAAGTATAGACCCTTCCTTGTAAGAGAGGAAAAAGTATTGGTTATTGCTTTAGAAAGCGAAGATACAAAGCAAATTTCTAATGCGATTAAGACAGTAATTAAGAACTGTATTCTTACAAAAAATATCAAAGTAGAATCACTGCCGACTTTTGATATTGAATATTTGTTCCTTAATATTCGTGGCAAGTCTGTTGGTGAAGAAATTGAAGTTAATATCATTTGTCCCGATGATGAAGAAACTCCAACATCAGTCCAAATTGATTTGGATGATATTAAAGTTCAAAGGAACGAAGAGCATACAAACAAGATCAAAGTAGATAGTTCAATCATGATGGAGATGAAGTATCCATCATTGGATCAATTCATTAAAGCAAATTTTGACTTTAAGAGTGACAATGCTATGGACCAATCATTTGATTTGATTGCGTCTTGTATTGATAAGATTTATACAGAAGATGAAGTTTGGGCAGCAGCTGATGTAAGCAAAAAGGAACTTCTTGAATTCCTGGAGCAAATGAATTCATCACAATTCAAAGAAATTGAGACATTCTTTGAGACGATGCCAAAACTTTCGCACAAAATTACAGTAAAGAATCCAAAAACTAACGTAGAAAGTGAAGTGGTTCTGGAAGGGTTAGCGTCTTTTTTCGCATAGCCCTGGTCCACATGGACCTTGAGAACTACTTTCGTTTGAATTTTGCCTTAATGCAGTACCATAAATACTCATTAACGGAGATTGAAAATATGATTCCGTGGGAAAGAGACGTATATGTTGAGTTGCTGAAAGAGCATCTTGAAGAAGAAAAATTAAAACAGCAGCAAGCAAATGGCGGTCAGTTCTTCTAAAACCAATGCATTGGTTCCCTACACTGGGAAAATAGGGACTGATCTCGTCAACGAAAAAATAGATGAAAGAATCCTCAGGTTATTAGGACTTGAGGATATTTTTGACATTGATTATGATACGTATGCTTCTCTTTTAAGAGAGAGAATGGCTGCTGCCAGAATGGCAAAGTCTAAAATTCCCACAGCAGAAACCGAACTTCTAACTGACGAGTGGAAAAGAGTCAAAGGAAAGAAGGGAAGATTTAAAGTAAAGAAGAAAAAAATATCTGCAGAGAATTTTAAGAAAGGATCTGCTGCTGGAATAAAATTAAATACCCAAAAACTTTTGGGTGGAATCAAACCACTTGCACTTCCACCAGCAGCAGAATCAAATCCCCTGGAAGAAATCTCTGGAATTCTTTCAAACATTCTTGACAGTCTCTCGTTACAAAATGATCTCTTAAGAAAGAAGACAGAACAAGATAGAAAAAATAAAGAGGGTGAAGCAAGGGCTGGATTAGAAGCAGGTCTTGAAAAGAAATTTGGGTTTGCTCAGAAGGTTGCTGAGAAGATGCTTGCTCCAGTCAAGAATCTTCTTCAAAAAATTATAGACTTCTTTGTAATTCTTCTGATGGGAAGAATGGTCTATAAGTTAATAGGGTGGTTTGGTGATAAAGATAATCAACAAAAAGTAAGAAGTATTATTAGATTCTTAGGTGACTGGTGGCCTGCTCTTATTGGTGCATTTTTAATTTTTGGAACAGGACTTGGTGGATTTGTTGCAAACATTACTGGCATTCTACTAAGAGGAATTGCTGCATTAGTAAGTAGAAATCCAGTAGCACTTGGAGCAATTATTGGTGGTGGATTACTTGGTGGTGCCGCAACATTAGCAGACAAAAAGAAAGATGACGCTGCTAAAGTAACACCACAACAAGAAGATGCTCCAGAAGAAGCAAAGAAAGAACCACCACAACCAACTCAGAAGTTTGCGGGTGGTGGACTTGCAAGACTTCTTGGTGGATTAAAAGAAGGACTACTCAAAAATAAAGCATTGGCGTCTGCAATAGGTGCTGCTGCGGGGTCTGCTCTTGGACCACTTGGATCTATATTAGGTGCGGTAGCAGGCAGTAAAGGCGGTGATTTAGCAGGTCAAATCCAAGGATTTGTAAGTGGTGAGAAAGGAGTTGATAAAATTCCTGCCATGCTTTCTGATGGTGAATTTGTCATGTCTCGTGGTGCTGTACAGAAGTATGGCGTAGATACTCTTGAGGCAATGAATGCTGCTGGTGGTGGAACCAATCGCCCCAAAATTGCCAAAGGAATTCCACATGCTTATGGTGGTGGTTTAATTGGTAAAGAACCAAAAACTATTGAGAAAGAAAAAGAGTCTTATGGATTAGGAAGACCAGATCCAACTAAAGACGTGAAACCTTCATCAATGTCTGGATCAAGTGATTTTAGAAAAGATTATTTTGAAGAAAGATTTAAGAGAATTGAAAGACAGATCCAAGCACAAAGAGCACTGTCTTCTGGAAAGGGTATTAATATTAAAGGTTCCTCATTTGGCACTAAGATTGGAAAAGGATTTGGTGCCACTTACAAAGGAAGACAATCTGTAGTTGTTCCTGGTGCAGCAAAAACTGGATGGGAACCAGAGATTACCATTGGTGGAATGAGATACTTTGGACAAGTAAGAGGTGGAGATGTAATCTACACATCCAATTATGCTAAAGGATTAGCAAGTCAGACTGACAGATTTGGTGCTACAAACAAATCTTATATGGGAGCTGGTGGTGGATTGATGGGTGGTGGTGGACTGAATAAGATTGATAAGAGAGGTTTACCAAAAACTCAGGTTATGACTGGATCAGATGGAAAACCATTTGTCGGGCATCTTTCTTTCTATAGGGGCAAACCATTCTATAAGAGACCTGAGCAAAGAAGTAAAGGTTTCTTAGAGAACATTGGAGATTTCTTTAATCCAAGTGGTGCTAAGAGTCGTGAAGATGCCTCAAATAAAGAGAAGATGAGAACGGCTGCTATGAATTCTCTTCAATATTATAGAGCAAGTGGAATGTCAGATAATGAAATTTCTAAACAATTCAAGAAATTAAATCTAAATCTTTCTCAAGCAAAGAATGATCTATCTTATAAGGATAAAAGAACTAAAGATAAGAATTTGATTAGAGATAGAGGTGGGAGAGTTGTAGGTCAAGTTGATAACACTGGAAAACAGGTTCTCAGTAAGCAATCACCAACTCCAACAAGTGGAAGAACTCAAGTGCAGTTGGCAAAAACCAAACCAAAACTAAAGGCACCAACACCACCAGCAAAACCAAAAGTAGTTGTAAGAACAAAAGCAAATACAATTGGAACTGGTTCTGGTGGAATTAATAAGAGATCTGGAACTAAAGTTCCAAGATTTGGTGCAACTTGTAAGGCATCGGATAGACCAAGAACAGCAAAGATTTTGGGGATTTTCTAATAAGATATGGCACCTAAAGCACTACTTCCAGGATCTAAAAAGATAAACCCAGTTAAACTTCTTGGTGGGGGATCTTCTGCGGATAAGATCAAACCAGAATCTTTATCTACAGGTAATGGTGGATCTATTACCATATCCACAAGTAGTCTATTTACTATTAAAGAAAAATTAATTAATGTTAGTGATCTGTTAAAGGATTCAACTCTACTTCAGAAAAAAGAACTTGAAAATTTAAGAAAGCAAAAAGAGAAGAAAAAATTTAAAGAGAGAGAAGAAAAGTTAGAAGAAAAACCAGATGAGAAGAAAGAGAAAAGTGGATTAATAAAAGCACCTAAGATTGGATTTCTTGATAGGATCAAAAGTTTTATATTCAATATTCTTCTTGGGTATGTTGTCTATAGATTAATACCTCTACTTCCAAAACTTATTGGATTTGTAAAAATCATAGCACCAGCATTTGATTTTATTGTGAATATAAGTGGAGCATTATTCAATGCCTTAGTGACTTTTATTGATTGGGGATATAAGGCTGTAGATTCTGTTCGTGGATTTATTAAAAATGTTGGTGGTGATAGGACTTTAGAACTATTTGATAAATTTACAGGTGCATTTGCAACTTTTGTAAATGGTGCTTTGATCCTCTCAATGATTATTTTGAAGTCCAGAGGATTATGGAAGACCTTGATAGGAGAGGGTGCTAAAAAAGGTGCTGCTGGAATTTTAGGTAGAGGAGTTGGTAGAGCAGGAACTCGTTTAGGAATATCAATTGCTGGTAAAGCAGGTGGAATGGCAGCACAAGGAGTTACCAGAACTCTCTCTAAAGTATTGCAGAAGATACCTATTATTGGTGGACTGATTGACTTTGGAATCAATATACTGCTTGGAGAAGACCCAGGAAGGGCAGCGGCAAGAGCAGCGGGTGCCACCGCTGGAGGTGCGTTAGGTGGTCTTGTTGCTGGTGCTATCGGCAGCGTAGTTCCCTTTGCAGGGACCTTTCTAGGTGGTGTGATTGGATCTGCTCTTGGTGGTTGGATGGGAGATTGGGCTGGTGGAGCACTGTATGATGCCTTTGCTGGAGCATCTGCTAAAATGGCAACTGGTGGTCCAGCAACTAGAGGTGGAAGATTAACTGGTGGAGTTAGAAGAACTGTAAAGAAATCCAAAGCAGTAAGAAGAGTTACAGCAAAACCAACAAAAGTAAAACCAGGTGCTGATGTTGGTGGAGAAAAAGTAATTAAGAAAATTTTCCCAGAACAAAAAGACGATCAAACAATGAGTCCATTGAAATATATGGAAAAATCTCATGATGCAACATCAGAGATTCCATTCTTTGGACCATTCTTTGCAATAGCAACTAAAGTTCTGCTTGGAGAAAAACCATCAACTGTTGATTATGACAACATTGGATCAACATTAAGTGCATGGATGCAGAGAACATTTAGTTCAGATGTCATGAGAACTGGTGGTGCCTTTGCTTCTGGTGGCAGTGTTGACTCTGCTATGTTTATGGGTGGAGAAGATCTAACAAAAGTAATTTCTAAATCTGTTGAAGAAAGTTCTTCTGCTAAAATTGATGAAAGTATTAATGAGTTGATGAAACAATTGGGGTTGAAGGAATATACTATAGAAAGAGAAAAAACCCCTGGTCAACAACCAATGGTTCCTGGAGAAGATTTGGGTGGTGACGCATCTGATGCTGTCGGCGGTGCAAGATTGTTTATGGCAGCAGGATTCCCAATGCTTGCTGCTGCTATTCTTGCTGGAAATGTTCAAGCAGAATCTGCATGGAAAGGTCAAAGAACTCCTTGGGTTTTAAATGATGGCGCAGGAACTAACAAAGGACTTATTAGTTGGAACCGTACAAGAATTACAAATGCAGAGAAATTCTTAGGTAAACCACTTGAAAAGGCAAGCAACGCTGAGCAGGTTAAATGGATCAAAGAAGAATTGAAGCAGTATGGGCTTCTTGACGAATTCCTGGATCCAAAGTCTACTGAAGAACAACTTAAGAGAGCATCATATAAGTATATTGGATGGGGAATAGAAGGTGATCGTTGGAAACAATCTGCAAGAATTCTGGCAGCACTTCAAAGAGGTGAAAAAGGAACATTCACTCCTGGAGGTGGTGGATCTTCTCAACTTGGAAAGGGATATGGTTCTGCAGGAAGTAAAATTGCTGGAGAACTTGGAAGATTTATATATCAAAGATTAAAGACTCCTGAGCAGTTTTTAGCAGTTAAAGAACACCCAGAATTTGGTGGTGTAAAAGGAACCCACGCAAATAAATCATTCCATTATGAGGGAAGAGCAATTGATATTGGTGCATATTCTTGGGAACAAGGACCAATTCTTAAAGTAATTTCCGATTTCAATAGAATGAAAGGAGTAAGACCTGTTGAACTTTTAAAGGCAGGAGATCCTGGACACAGTGATCATGTTCACGTAGCATATTTTGGTGGTGGTTTTGTTGGTAGAGGTGGGAATATTACTACTCACCCAGGAGAATATGTAATTGATAAAGACTCTGTTGATCTTTTCGGCAGAAGATTTATGGATATTCTCAACGATACTGAGAATATCTCACAGAGAAGAAGTGCTGCTCAGAGTTTAATGCAAATCCTCTCAACTTATGCTGGGTATGAATTTGGAGCAACTCAAGAAGTTGAGGTTGAAGATTCTGGCCAAAATACAATTGTCCAACCAATTCCAATTCCAATGGGAGATTCTTTTGGTGGTGGAGGATCTGGAGGATTTTCTGATCCTTACGAATCCATTAGTATGAGTCAGTAGTGTAAATAAGATATAGGAAAATTAAAAGATGGCAGACCAAGAGTTATTAACTGGTTACAAAGGTGGTTCTTCAACCATCAATCAATTATCAGTTATTTCAAATAAAACAAAAAAACCGATAGACATTTCTGCTGGAATATCAGATCTATATTATTATGAAAGTGTTTTGCAGGAAACTATAAAGGTTGAGATTATGCTCGCTGACACGGGTGTTCCAGAATTGGATGGTAAAACTGTCCTTGAAGGATTGCCACTTGTTGGTCAAGAAAAAAGTAGAGTAGTTCTTACGGATAACTCTGACAATAAATTAGACTTGGATCTATATGTTGATAAGGTCAATCCAGTTTTCCAAGATACACGAAAGAATCTAATTGGAGTTACTTTGGTATCAAAGGAATATATTTTAAATGAAAAGACAAGATTGAATGTGAGATTTGATGGAAAGATTTCAAATCATATTCAAAGAATTCTCACTGATAAAAAATTCCTTGATAGTCAAAAAACACTGAACATTGAAGATACAGAAAACAACTATAATTTTATAGGAAATAATAGAAAACCTTTCTATGCCTGCACTTGGTTGTCTAAGAAATCAATTCCAAATATTTCTGGTGCAAAAGGAAACAGTGCTGGATATTTTTTCTGGGAGACATCAAAGGGATTTAATTTCAAATCTATAGAAAAAATACTATCAACTCCTCCAGTCAAGAAATTAGTTTATAATGAGACTCCAGATAGTAGAGGAGATAGTATTCCTGCTGGATATGATGGTAAGATTGTAGAACTTTCTTTAGACAATACCAGTGATGTTAAAAGAAAACTTGAGTCTGGAGCTTATTCTACAAGAGTGATTTTGTTTGATCCTTTTAATTGTTACTATGAAATTGTAAATCCAAGATCAGCATCTACTGAAAAAAATCTTAAACTTGCTGGTAAGGAATTACCAGTGCTGAATAAAGAATTTGATAGAGCAGGTCAGGGTGATCAAGATTATTCAAGAACAACCTACATGCTGATTGATAAGGGGACTCTTCCAGTTGGAAGTACAAAGGAACAAATCAATAAAGCAAAGGAACAGAATTTTGATCCTAAAAATATTTTGAATCAGTCAACAATGAGATATAATCAATTGTTTACTGTAAGAATTACTATTACAATTCCTGGTGATTTTAGTTTACATGCGGGCGATTCTATCTTCATTGATACCCCAGAAGTTGCAGAAAAGGATCAAAAAGAAACAAGTAAGGAGTTTGGTGGTATATATATGATAGCAGATCTTTGTCATTACATTACACCCCGCCGAACATTTACAAAACTGAATCTTGTTAGAGATTCATACGGAAGAAAGGCACCATCACGGATACCACTATGACCGACCGCACAATTCACCAGCACATAGATGCTGACAAAACAGAGTTAGATGACTCAAATCTCAGTGCTCAACGTCGTCGCCATTTAGAAGACGAACTACAAAGTTTAGAAAGCTATCGCAGCAATCATCCAGAAGATGATCATGATCCAACTGGATTAGAACTTTACTGTGACGCAAATCCAGAAGCAGTTGAATGTAGAATTTATGAAGATTGATAACTAATGGAAGGGGCTTTATATAATCCAGGTTTTCTTGGTGGGACATTTAACTGGTGGATAGGTCAGATTGCTGACGATTCTACCTGGAGGGATAATATTGTCCCAGGAAAATATTCAACTGATAAGGCAATCTCTGGTTGGGGATACCGCTATAAGGTTAGGATCATTGGATATCATGATCAGGATGCAAATAAAAGCATTCCAAATGATCAACTGCCTTGGGCACAGGTCATGTATCCAATCACCGCTGGTGGTGGGCAGGGGCAGAGTGTTCAGACCCCTAACCTAAGACAGGGTAATTTTGTATTTGGATTTTTCTTAGACGGATCTGATGGTCAGAACCCCGTTATCATGGGCGTTCTTGGTAACAATGCACAAACCGCATTAGGAACAAAGATTGGTGAAAAGGGATTTGTTCCTATCAGTGGGTATGCAAAAGGAACAACTCCAGATCCTAACATCAAAGCTCCTGACTTTGGATTGAAAGTTGAAAAACCATCATCAACAGGAACTCCATCATCTTCTTCTAAACCAGGAGTAGTTCTTGATAAGTATGGTAGAGATCCATCAAGACCTCCAACAAAAGCAGAACTTGCTGCAGCACAGTCTGCAAGAGCAGATGCCGATAAAATTGGACTGACAGGAGAAGCAAGAGAAAGACTGATTGCAGAAAGAACAGTTGCTGCTACTCGTCAGGAAGCATCTGCTGCAGCAAGTCCACAAACTCCACCTTCTCCTGGTGCTACATTAGAAAGTTCAGCTTCTGTTCATCAAACAACAGCGGCTGATGTTGCTCGTCATGACAAATACATTAGAAAGACTCCACTCTCAAGTCCATGTGAGAAACAGAAAACCGATCTAAAGAATATTCAAGTTGTAATTGAAAATCTAACCAACGACATTAATAAAATCCAACAAGCAGCAAATAGTTACATTGATGCTGTTAGTAATAAATTGAGATCAGTAAATGTTCAGTCTTTGATTGATAGTGCATCAACACAGATTGCAAAGTTTATGAAAAATATTTTTGAAAAGGTGCGTGCGTATGTGGTCAAAGAATACAATAAAACCATAGCACCTGCTATTGATAAGGTTCTTCCCAATGCAAGATATAAAGTTCTTGAATTAAAGGATAAAGGAACTCAAAAATTAATGTGTCTTTTCAATAAAATTATCGGAAAACTTAAAGATCTTATCAGTAAGTTTCTTTCAAAAAGTTTAAACAATAGTGATGGAACAGTAAAAAATGTAGCACCAGCAGGAACTTCTCCAAAGGTTCGTATTTGTAGCGTTGAATCTTTAGTTGGAAATGTTTTGGGGAATACAATTAATGATATTACTGATGGCGTAGATAAAGCAATTGCTCCAATTTCATCTAACATTTCTTCTTACTATAATAATTTCCAATCTCTTGGGGGTGGTGCTGCACAACTATCTGGTTTATCTGCTGGTGCTGCTGGCAATTTGACTTCTCTTCTGAACAATCAAGTAGACGCTGCTACAGGTTCTATTAATAATTCTATCTCTGCTGCAACTTCAGTTTTAGATCAAGCAACATCTCTGATTGGTGGAATGACTGGCAATGTAACTGCTGCTTTAGGATTCGTAAATCAAATCCTACAGTTCTTCTCTTGCGATGATGAACCCAAGTGCCCATCTGCTGATGTACATACATTGAATAATGGAGCTGCTTCTACCACTCAACAACAGGAACCAAACGAAAGGAGTGTTGAAAATCAAGCAGCAAACTATACTCCAGAAACTCCATCCACTCAATTACCATATGCTACTCCACTAAAAGGTATTGAGGATTTGAATTATAGGGATTATGGTTAGAGTCATAAATAATAAAAACGTGTTAGAGTTGTAATTAATATACGGAATGGGGAAGAAAAGCACGCTATTTGGACCACCACCTTCTTCAGTTGTTACTGTAGGATATATTGACCCAGAAAAGGGGTATATTGATGGAGTTTCCATTGATGATGCGAATAAGTATGCCAAATTAAACCCAGGAACACTCTTTTTATTTTTAGACGGAAACAAGCAACTAAGATACTTAAATATAAATGAAGTTAATAAGTTAACTCCACAAGATTTGGTATCTGTAGAGGGATGTAATACAGATCCAAAACCTTGTGGTCCCCCTAAAATACAATTCTGGGGAGGCGGTGGAATTGGTGCTGCAGCAAATCCAGTAATCGTAAATGGATCTATTCTTGCAGTGGACCTTGTTCGCGGTGGACATGGATATCAGTATCCACCATTCGTATCAGTTGTAGATGATTGTAATATTGGAGCAGGAGCAGTTTTTACTTCCAACGTTGGAATCACAACAACTGCAATTGAAGTTTATGATCAAGAAGATGATTATGAAGTCTACAATATTCAGTCTGAGGATGTTACATATCCAATAGACTGGGGTGAAGATGGTCAAGATCTTGGATCTTGGAACCCAGATGATTTCACTGGTGAAGGAGAAGATCCAATTGCTGCACAAATTTACCAGTATCAAAAACAACTTTCCAAATTAAAAAGACCTTGGTGGACTACCAGAAAAAAAGCACCAAGATTGGTAACTGGCGGAAATAAATCATATCAAAAAGTTTATCAAGTCACCCATCCAGCAAAAGGATCTACTTCAAAAACTTGGAGTGACTTCATGAATTCTTATGCAGTCTCTCCAGTTCCTCAATCAAATTTGCCTGGAAGTGATTTTGCGGGAACACTTTTCTCTATGGAATGGGAAGAAAATTTCCCATATACTGGAGAATATGTCTTTAGAGGATGTAGAGATAATAACGGAAAATTATATCTAGATAATCAATTCGTTTCAGATCTTCAAAATTTTAATGAAAATCCAATACCATTCATTAAAACAATAAAAGAAGGTAATCATAAAATTAGAATTGATTTATTAAATCAACCAATTTATGAATCTAAAGCATTACAACCCAGAACAGAAGAACAAAAAGTAGGAACTCTTTTTATTAAAGAGAATGGTCAATATTATATGCTTACGAGCGGTAATGATATTATTGAAGTTGATTTTACTTTTTATTGGCAGGATGATGCAAATTTTGGATATGCTGCAACCAAAATTATTATTCCAACTGAAAGTAATAAACCTGTAGTTTTATCCAGACCTTTAACAGGATCCATAGGATCGGTTAGTGCAACAGGAACATTTAAAGCAAATAGGAAATATGGTCCTATTATTTTTGAAGGAGTATCTTCAAGATTTAAAGATACTGTAATTAGAAATAGTGGACCATTACCAGAACAATTCAATCAAGAAATTGCATTATATGATAATGATCCAAACGATCCTATTACAAATGTTAGTTTAGTTGCCACAAATGCAAGACAACTTTCACCACCAAGAGTAATTAATCCACTCTCATCAACTCCAATTAAAAATGTAAATGTTTTTAATACCGTTGATTATATTGGAAAAGCAGATAGACCTTTGTGGAGAACTAATCCAACAGCATCTGCAACGTCTTCTTTAGCTGATCGTTATGGAATTACTCCTTTCAATTCAAATACTAAAGAAGCACAAACAAATTCTTTTGCGGGGGTTCATGTCATTAGATGGCAAAATGTAAACTTTCCTATTGATGGATATTATAAAGTTCAAGTTGCTGTTGACGACAACGTTACAATCTACATTGGAAATCGTGAAACTGGTGGAAACGTAGGAAATGAAACTGGTCTTCGTGATGTAAATGAAGGTGGAGATGAAGTTATTATTAGAAAGAGAGGATTTCTTCCTGGAACTTCAATTGGAACTCCAGATCTAAATGAAACTCGTTATTTTAAAGCGGGAAGTTATAGAATTCGTGCTGAGTTAGAACAAATTCCTGGAGCACCCCTATCAAAGGGTAACCCAATGACTCTTGCTATCAATATTGAATCATCTTATACTGAAACAAAAGTTGTTTCTGCTAAATCTTGGTATGAAAATCCATTGGGAGTTTCTCTAACCATTGATGCTCCAGAACCACCAATACCACAAGAACCACCAACCCAACAACTTGGAAGGTGTCCTACTAATCCAATTTGGTCTACAAGATTTCCAAAGTCTGCTCAGAAATGGTATCCTGTAAAGTATAGAGTTCCAAACACTTGGAGCAGGTTCATGAACAGGTATGCAATTTCACCTGTTCCACCACTTGATACCCCAGGTAGTGACAGAGCTGGAATTAATTTTACAAATACCTGGGACGTAGAGATTCCTTATGATGGATACTATGGCGTGAAGGGTTGCGTAGATAATAAGGGAAGAATATTAATTGATAACGAAGAGGTTTATAAACTACAAGGATTTAAGGTAGAAAATCCAACAACAACCAAAAAGTTTTTGAGAAAAGGATCTCACAAAATTACAGTTGAGGTTTTCAATCAACCAATTACAACAAGTTCGGTAATCAATAAAAAGATATTCAGTACAAAAGACTGGCAAAATCAACTAACAAAAGAAACTCAAGTTGCTGGAGCGCATTTCCATCTCAAAGGTGATGGATATTATATGACTGTTGGTGGAAATACTGACACAGAAGTTTCAATATCTTTAAAATATGATGATAATCCAAATGATAATGGCATCGCCATTTCAAAAATTGTCATCCCTAATCCAGATGGATCTCCAATTATTTTAGAAAGAGAGAAGAGTGGGAGAAGTTTTAGAGAAAAGGGTAACGTTAGTTCAAAATCTGTTTTTAAAGTTAATAGAGAATATGGACCCATTCAGTTAATTGGAAATCAAAAAGCACCAATTTTTGCCGATGATGCTTGGATTGTTATTGGAAAAACTGGGGGATGGCAAACTCTTAATTTCTTAGATGCAGGAGGATCTGATATTAATGCATCACTAAAGATTGTTGCTACTAAAAATCTCTCAGATTCAAGATTGTTATCTGACAATGTAAAAGACGGGATTACTTATGTTGGACCAAAGTTATATAACTATCGCCATAAAGCTTGGTCAACATTTATGAATGAGTATAATGTATCCCCAATTATTGAAGATACGGAAACAGATGAGAATGTTTCTGGATTTAATGGTGGTGGAGTCTATCTTGATTTGAGTAATTATGAAGGTTCTGTTGAAATAGAACTAAAAAATGTTGCTAACGATTCAAGTATTTTTCATGGAATTACTATCCCAGGAATAGACACCATTAATGAGAACATAAGATCAAAAAAATATACTGTTGCTGGGGGGAAAATATACGGACCATGTAAACCAACTGCCAATAGCGCAAAATTATATGTTGGTGATGAAAAAGTAAAAGATGTTAGGGGATCTGGATCCAGACCAAATACTCAACTTGTTTGTGAGGAAAAAGGTGACGACTGGGATGATTTTGTCATCTCAACAAATATTGGAACCTTTAAGAGACTGACAGAAGCACCAAAGAAATCAAAGATTCTTAAAAAAGGTGATGTTAATGGAGAGAGAACTTTACTCTGGAAAAATGTTTCTTTCCCAGAAAGTGGTCAATATCTATTAAAAATGCAGGGAGATAATATTGCTACTGTTTATATTGGTAACGATAAAATCTATGAAACCACCGACTTTTCTGGTGGAGAACCCATTCCTGTTCTTGCAAATATTAGTAACGGAAATTATGATGTCAAAATTCAATTAGTCAACGTTCCTCTTCCACCTCCAAATAGAAATGATGATTTTGATATAAATCCAACAGGTGTTGCCTTAGAAGTTACCAAGGATATAGTTATACAATCAACATCAGCAGCATCTTGGGCTGAAGGAAATCCAATGGGTGCTTCTGCAGTCCTGATTGCCCCTCCTTGTCCAAAGATCACTGGTGGTAAAGGTGTTGTTGATGAAGTTCTTGTAGATGACCCAGGGAATAATTATATTGATCTTCCAGAATCTCCTGATGGTTATCCAGTTATTCTTGTATTAGATAAGGTAGTTGTGGATGATCCAGGAATCAATTATAATTGTGGTATAGATAAGATTACGATAGTTCCAGATAACGGTGCTACTCTTTCGTATAAATGCGATTCCTTCGGAAGAATTTCTGAAGTCAATGTAGTAACACCAGGATCTGGATATACTTCACTTCCAATTATTCAAGTTGAAACTGACACAGGAATTAATTTTTCGGCAAGACCAATATTAACACCAGTTAGAGAAATTGCAGGATTACCACAAGAAAAACTAATTCAAGTAACAGATCTTGTTGGATTAAAACAAACAGGATACATTGATGGAAGATCTTATTATGGTGCAGTTTATTATGAAAGTGGACTCAAGTATGCTGGATACTTTAAGACGATTGGAGATCCTGTAAGAGTATACGACACTCTACAAGAAAGCATCACCGCAAGAATTACTACTGCTCCAAGTGCAATTGAAAGATCTGGTACTGATACTAACAATAACAATCCAAATCTCAATATTCCAGGAACTCTTAGAAATATCACCAACCCTGAACAATAACAATGGCAACACCACAGAATATAAAAAATAATAGAGTTGCAAACTATGCAGGTTATGATCCAAATGCCAGCAAGGATACGACCAAAAAGAATTATACTGCAATTACTTATGGAAATGATCACGGATCTATAACTTTTGGACATATCCATAAACAAGCAGATGTAACTGCAGATGTAATTCTTCAAGGATCTGATGGTCGCCATCAAATATCCATGGATAAAGATGGTCAGAGAAAGGGATGGACTACTATGACTGCTCCAGGAGCATTTCAAGTAGAATGTGGTGATGAAATCAAGAAAGACCAGAACGCACTCTTTTATCATGCGTTAAATGGTGATATAATTATTAAAGCAGACAATGGAAGAGTTCGCATTGAAGCTCTTGACATTGATTTAATTGCTAAAGGTCCAGACAATACTCAGGGGAATATACAACTCAAAGCAAACGAGTCAATCCTGTTAAAAGGTAAAAATATTACCATTGATGGTTCTGCATCATATAGATTAGCAACAACTGGACAAGCAATTATCACTGCAAACAGTTCCATGAGAATCTACAGTTCAATGATTCAAGGTGTTACTGATGCTGTTCACAGTAAAGACTCCAAGAATGGTGGAGCAAAACAATTCCAGAGCAAACAAATTAAAACTTAGGAGGTAATATGGCTTTTATGACAGATGACCACGCTGTAGGTGGTCAGTTTATGTGTGGAGCAGGAACTCCTGCTGTTCTTGGTGTTGGTGATAGTAAGGTAAGAGGTGCTGCATATATTGAAGGACCTGTTCAAGTTGGATCTGCAAGTGATTATTCTTCCGCACAAGCATCTCTCCTTGTAGGAAAACTTAGTAATGGTGATGTAAGTTCATCACCACTCTATTCTCTTTGGTGCAAACTTTATTCAAGATTTGAAAAATTTGTTCGCGTGGATGAACTACTCAAGTCAAGATTTATTGAAGCAGATATAGTTAGAACAAGAGTATTACTTGCTTCAGTCAAAAATTTTGAAATTAATCATCCAACGCAAGAAGGTATGAAACTAATTCATACTTGCTTGGAAGGTCCAGAGAATGGTGTTTATGTAAGAGGAAGGTTGGTAAATAGAACAGAAATTGAACTTCCCGATTATTGGGAAGGATTAGTTCACGATGATAGCATTACAGTTTCTATTACCCCAATAGGTGCTCATCAAGATATAATTGTAAAGAGAATTGGAGATAATAAAGTATATCTTCAAGCAAAACCTGGAGTTCCAATCAATTGCTACTTCCATGTTTTTGGAGAAAGAAAAGACATTCCGACATTGATTCCTGAGGTTAGAGCATAATGGCATACACTTTTCAAAAGTATGGAACATTTACAGGTCCAGGTGTAAATTTTGCATACAGAGATAATGACGACTTCTCCAATATTTTTGATGGAGGATTTAATCTGAATGACGTTTCTATGTGTCTTGTTAATACAGATTCTCCTTCAGATTATGTCTATTTGCACCTTGCAGGGACGAGTACTGCAAGTGTGACCCTTGAAGCAAGCTATGGTCCTATTCCATCTTTTACAGTTAATGCTACTAACTCATATTTTAGTGGAAATATTATTGCAACAGGAACAATTACAGCACCCGCATTTGCTGGGGCTGCTTGGTCAGCTTTAATTTCAAACGTAAACAGCAAAAAGTCTTTTGATATTTCACACCCAACAAAAGAAAATCATAGACTTCGCTATATTTGTTTGGAGGGTCCTCAGGCAGAGGTATATCATAGAGGAAAACTTGTCAACAATACTGTGATTGAACTTCCAGAATATTGGAAAGAATTGGTTGATTTAGAATCTGTTGGAGTAGTATTAACTCCAATTGGTTCTTATCAAGAATTATTTGTTGAAAAAATTGAATGGGGAACAAAGATCATTGTCAAAAACAATGCTGGTGGGGCAATCAATTGCTCATACATAGTTTATGGCGAGCGTAAGGATGTTGAGAAGAACATTCCAGAATATGCTGGTCAGACCCCAGCGGACTACCCAGGTGACAATTCACAATACGTAATCAACGGGCGGATCGCTTGACAAAGGGGCGGGGATGCCCTATGATACATAGGTAATTGAAACGGATCTCACATGACCCACGAAAACGAAGAAGAATTCCTGACTCGTTGCGTTATTGACACAGCATCTCGTAAAGTTTACATGTATTCAAATCTTGGTGGTGAAAAGGTTGTAACTTGCGACAACGTTAACGAATTCATGAATGTTCTTTCTTTCGTTCGTGCCACTGTTGATGATGATGTTCTCAGTTATTCTGATCCTCTGGTAGTTAGTTGATTTGTAAGTTCATTTGGTTATTGCGTACTTGACATGGTAATGCTTTTGTGCTACTATGTCTTTATTGCGGGTGTAGTGTAGCGGTAACACGCCATCCTTCCAAGTTGGAATCACGAGTTCGATCCTCGTCACCCGCTTACCAAAATCGGAATTAAATTCCATTTTGGTCCGAAAAAAAATCCAGTAAAATTTTACTTCTATTACTTTTTCATGAATCTTTATCACATTAGTCACAAGACCCTGAGAGAAGAACCAGTGAAAACAACGCCACAAAACGTGAAGGAAGCAAACGAGGGATTATTTTACTCAAAAATGAATTTGCCTGCCGCAGCAAAACACTGTGGAATGTCACAAAAAGAAATGAAGTTGACATTCTTTGAATATCTGAAGTATCATCCAGTAACCTATAAAGGTTAATTCCTTGGGGATGTAGCCCAGCGGAAGAGGCAGCAGACTTAAAATCTGTCCAGGGTGGGTTCGAATCCCACCATCCCTATTCCCACATAAATATTGTATGTGGGGAGAAACAAATGAAACACAAAATCACTCACAGATATTGCTGGTATGATTTTGAAGGTGAATGGGCAATTGTCAAAATGTTTTTCATGAATGACGTTCCTTTCACATTTGATGAACTTCCTTCTATTGCACAGGAAGATCCAGATTTAATTGACGAAGCAAATAATAATCTTCGTTACGATCCTCAAAGGTTGTATAAATCATCTGGATACCTTATAATGGAAGAGTGTCATCCTTGTTTCTTTGAAGTTGATCTGGAAAATCCAGATTGCTTACCTTGCGATTAATGCCCTTGTAGCTCAGTGGTAGAGCAATGGTTTTGTAAACCATTGGTCGTCTGTTCGAATCAGATCGGGGGCTCTTCGCCCAAATGGCGGAATTGGTAGACGCGCTGGGTTTAGGTTCCAGTGGATTTATTCGTGGAGGTTCAAGTCCTCTTTTGGGCACTTTAGGAGGTATTATGTCTCTGATATCACAAAAAGATAGAGACCTTGCTATTGAGGCATTAGATTTTTATCTCTTCAATAAACAATTTGATTTTACTGAAGAAAAACGAATGGAAGTCAATGCTCTTATTAATTGGATTAAATTAGAGAATACTAAATATGAAAATTAATCTTTGGTATTGTAATAGTATGGAACAATGGCGTTGGACTCTTGTTGACGACCATCGCCCAATTGTCAAAATGGAATCTGGTCAACGTCCAAACCTTAGAGATGCTATGAATGACGTTGCAACCACAGTTGAATATATACTTGACAAAAATTAAAAAGTAAAGTATACTATATTTGGCGATACTAACCAAGACCCCTTCCGTGTGCTTCAGAACCTCCTTCGGGAGGTTTTGTTGTATGATAAATAATCCATAACGGAAACTATAAGAACTAATAAGATGGGTCTCTCCAGATTAGATAATTTTTTGAAGTCAGCAAGGGGAACAATCCTCTACGTTAACCCCAATGACTTAGATGCTACAGATAGCATTGAAAACCAAGGAAACTCACTAACTCGTCCCTTTAAGACTATTCAAAGGGCACTGATTGAGGCATCAAGATTTTCATATCAAAAAGGTTTAAACAACGATAGATTCAATAAAACCACAGTTCTACTTTATCCTGGTGATCACTTAGTAGATAACCGTCCAGGTTGGATTCCTGATGGATCTGGATCGTTCAGATTAAGAAGTGGTGCTACTTCAACAGACTTTGCACCATTTGACCTTACAACTAATTTTGACTTAAGCACAAGTGATAATGCTTTGCATAAGTTTAATAGTATTCACGGTGGTGTCATTGTTCCTCGTGGAACTTCAATTGTTGGACTTGATCTAAGAAAAACAAAGATTCGTCCAAGTTATGTTCCAGATCCTACAAACGATAATATTCCAAGATCTGCGATTTTCCGTGTAACTGGTGGTTGCTACTTCTGGCAGTTTTCTTTATTTGATGCTGATCCAAACGGCAAATCGTATATTGATTATACTTCCAATCAGTTCGTTCCCAATTTCTCTCACAGCAAATTAACGTGCTTTGAATATGCTGACGGTGTTAATGAAGTAAAAATTTCTGATCCTTTCTTACAGTATACTACTGATAGAACTGACCTTGAAATGTATTATGAGAAGGTTGGTCTTGCATATGGACAATCTTCTGGTAGACCAATTGAACCAGATTACCCAGATCCAAACTTAGATATTCAACCAAAAATTGATGAATTTAGAATTGTTGGTTCCCCTGGTGATGTTGTAGGAATTAGCAGCATCAAAGCAGGAAATGGTGTAGTATCAACAAATCAAATTACTGTTACAACAACGATTCCTGTTCCTGGTCTTGATGTAGATACTGCATTCAGAATTTCAGGTATTCCTGCTTCGGGATATAATGGGCAATATACAGTATCTCAAAAGATCAGTGATACTCAAATTGTATATCAAGTACAAAATTCACCATCAGTTGCTCTACCTTCAGTAACTGGTGCAACCTTAACTCTTGGATCTGATACAGTTAGTTCTGCTTCTCCATACATCTTCAATATTTCATTGAGATCAGTATTTGGTTTGTGTGGTGCTTTAGCAGATGGATCCAAGGCAAGTGGATTCAAGTCAATGGTTATTGCCCAATTTACGGGTATTGGACTGCAAAAAGATGATAACGCTTTTGTAGTTTATGATCGCGATAGTGGCACATATCAGGATAATACTGTTCCTGGGAATGAAACTCTCAGCACAAATTCAAGAGCAATATACAAACCATCATATCGTAGCTTCCACATTAAGACAATTAATGACGCTTACGTTCAAAACGTATCGGTGTTTGCGATTGGATATGCAGAACACTTCTCTACCGCAAGTGGTGGAGATCAATCAATCAATAACTCCAACTCCAATTTTGGCGCCAAAGCACTTGTTGCAGATGGATTTAAAACTAATGCTTTCCCACAAGACGATGTTGGATACATTACTCATATAATTCCACCAAAACAAATCACAACTCTTGATGGATCTATTGAGTTCACTTCTCTTGATGTCACAAAAACAGTTGGAATTGCTTCTACTGGAAATCTATACATTTATAATGCTTCAAATTCAGATATTCCACCAGAAAACGTTTTGGAAGGATATCGTTTTGGTGCAAAGGAAAATGATGAGTTAAAAGTTCTTCTTTCTGTTGGTGGAACCGTAACTGAATACAAATCAAGAATTGTGATGCCAGGATCACAATCTTCCTCAGAAAAATCATTTACTGTTGGGAGATCTGCTGGCATTAACAGCATCACAAGCAATACGCTCACATTAACTCAGTCACATACTTTTATTAATGCAGAGTCTGTTCGTGTTTATAGTGATAGTGGTCAAATTCCAGATGGTTTAGAAACAAATACTGTTTATTATGTCATTACAAGTGACAATGGAAATAGTGGACTTACAACAACAACCCAAATTAAACTTGCAAAGACTGAAAATGATGCATTTACTGCAAATGCAATTTCAATCAATAGCAAAGGTGGAGTATTAAAAGTTGTTTCAAGAGTTTCAGATAAAAATTCTGGCGATATTGGTCACCCAATTCAATATGATGAAACAAACTCTCAATGGTATGTAAAGGTTTCCACCACAGCAACTGAGAATACAATTTATTCTGCAATTACTTCTCTTGGAACTTCAAATCTTGGTGAAGCTACTCCAAGAACGTTTATTACAAGAAGATCTGACAATAGAAGTGCTTCAGATAAGATCTATAGGTTTAGATATGTAATTCCAGCATCAACTGGTGGTTCATATGGAAGACCACCAACTGAGGGATATATTATCCAGGAATCAAATACTTCTATTGGATCAACTTCTTCAGAGATTCTCACTTATTTTGGAAGTGGATCACTCAATCACGTAAATCAACAGAGAAACTTTAGGTTCATTTCTGGTGCTGAGTGGAATTCAAATTTTGCAAAAATTTCAACAGAACTACCACATAATCTTTCTGTAGGATCTGAAGTAGAACTTATCAATATTAGAAGTACTTCAAACACAAGTGGAGTTCCAAATTCTGGTTATAATGGAAGTTACTCAGTCGTTGGAATTAGTAGTGCCAAACAATTTACTGTTGGTATAGGGACTGATCCAGGAACTTTTACAAATGATACCAGTGCAAGAAATATTGATCTACCATACTTCAAGAGAAAGAAATTTAAAGATATCTATTATGTCTTTAGAACTCAAGAAGTTCAGAGATATGTAACAGGTCAACAAGATGGTATCTATTACTTAACAGTATTAAATGCATCAAACTCTCCAACTGTTGCACCATTCACTGAAGAAAAATATTCTCAACCAATTAAGGAACTGTATCCACAACTCAATAGAGATAATCCAGAATCTGATCCAGAAGAAGCAAGATCATTTGCATCTTCATCATTAATTGGTCAAGTATCTGTTAATGATGTCCGCAAGAGTATTACAAAAGAAACCACTACAAAACTGCTGAATGATATTGATGTTGGAGTCGGTATTACTGATATTCAATCTACATCTTCATCTTCACATATTATCCATACAAATATTGACCACGGATTTAATAGAATTGTTAATGTAAGTATTGCAAATAGTGGTGCTGGATACGGAAGTGGTGCTGCTGGTGATATCTATAATGCACGTTTAGTTGCCATTGGAGCATCAGTAACTGGTAAACATGCGACAGCAAAATTAACTGTCAATGCTTCTGGAAACATCACATCAGTTAAAATTCTTGATGGTGGTAGTTCTTATGGGATTGGTAACAATCTTGCAGTGGTTGGGGTTGCAACTACTTCTGGATATTCTCAAGCAGTAGTTACAGTATCTCAAATATACAATAGTGTTGATGAAGTAGTTAGCATTACTGGAATTACTTCGGAAACATTAAAACCGTTCAATACTCTGTATAGAATTACTGATGTTCAAGTTGGTGCTGCCAATAGTTTCGTTGTTTCTTCGGCAAGTTCAATCACTACTGGACAATCAATCGGTATTGGATACACGGCTACTTTAGGCGCAGTAACGTATCTAACTGGCAAATCAGTTAGAATTGCATCATTCAACTACAATAACGTAACTGGAATTGCAACAGTTACAACTGTAGGTAGTCATGGATTTAGAGTTGACAATAAGATTAGAATTGTTGGTGCAAATCAAAGCATTTACAATAATAGTTTTATAGTTGATGAAAATAGAGACGTAACAACCTTCACATTAAATGTTGGCGTTGGAACCACAGCACCAGCAGCAACAGGAACTCTCTATGCTTATCGTGAAGGTGTAACATCACAAAATGGTTCAATCACCAACGACAATGAAAATGTTGGTGGAAGAATGGTAACCACCTATGCAGGAATTACTACTACTCTCTCTGCAATTGTTTCAAACACAACAACTGATGAAGTTAATGTTCTAAACATTCAAAATCTTGACATTAATATTGGCGATTATCTACAAATTGATGATGAGATTGTTAGAGTAAAAACAACAGTAACAAATCCAGCAGCAAATCCAATTTATGTTTTCCGTGGTGTTGCAGGAACAAAGGCATCCTTCCATGATATTAACTCTGTAGTAAGGAAAGTAAGTGTTAGACCAGTTGAATTAAGAAGACATTCAATTATTCGTGCTTCGGCACACACATTTGAATATCTTGGATTTGGACCAGGTAACTATTCAACTGGTTTCCCAGACAAACAAGATCGTCTGATTACTCCAGAAGAAGAACTTCTTTCACAGTCTACAAGAAAATCTGGTGGAATTAATTTCTACACTGGAATGAATGATAAGGGCATTTCATATAGTGGAAATAAGAGACTGAGTACAATCACTGGAAATGAAGAAATTTTTGATACCCCAGTTCAAACTATTACTGGAGAAGATATTGGCAATTCATCTTCAGTTAATGTCATACAGTCCCTTGAGTCATATGTTTCAAGATTAATTAAAGTTGATGGTGGAGATACTGGTAAGGTAGCATCTGAATTTAATGGTCCTGTTGTTTTCAACAATAAAGTAACATCAACTTCATCTAAGGGATTTGAATCAAATTCGCTTTACCTTCAAGGTGATGCAACAATTTCAAGAAAATATACTGTTGGTGTTGGAACTCCAACTCTTGCAGGAAACCCAGGTGATGTAGTTTATTATGAAAATCCAAAGAAAGGTGCATATCTTGGTTGGGTATACACAGTAGAAAATGGTTGGTATCGTGTAGGAAATGTCAGCCTATCTAAGGATGCTAACATTAATCTGTTTGATCAGATTGGTATTGGAACAACAAGTCCAAATAGTAGCTTCTTAAGAATCAGCAATGTTCTTAATGTAGATTCTAATGGAGTTGGCATTGGAACAACTACTAATAATGGATATAAGTTATTTGTATCTGGCAATACCAATGTATCAGGAGCAGTTACTGCATCATACTTCTATGGAGATGGTAGCAACTTAACAAATCTGAATGCCTCTTCAACTGGATGGACTAACGTTGCTGGTGGAATTTACAATACCGCATTGAATAGTGTTGGTATTGGCAATTCACAACCACAATATAATCTTGATCTTGGTGTAACAGGCACTGGAAATATTGATCTTTATGTTAGAAACATCGCTCAATTTGCAAATAGAGTTGACGCAAATCTTGTAAATGTAATCGGAATTATCACAGCATCAAACTTTGATTTACAATCAGCATCTGGAAGAGTAACTGCTGGTATTATTACATCATCTCTTCTTTCTGTTGGTGCAGGTGCTACGGTTATTCGCACAACTTCAACTTCTGTCGGTATTGGAACCTTATCACCAAGAGCAAAACTTGATATTGAAGGGCATACAAGACTGAAAACATATTCGGAAAATGTAGAACCTCTCACAATTTCATCCAATGTTGTCACCATTGACCTCACAAAGGCACAAACATTCACTCTTGACGTTACGAGTGCTATCAATCAGTTTATATTGATTAATCCACCTTCAGGATCCACATCATTTACTCTTAAGATTACTCAAAATAGCACTGGATATGGAGTTGGAATTGATACATTCAGAACATCTGGAGGATCAACAATTCCTGTTTATTGGCCTGGTGGTGGTGTTGTTCCTCAGGTAACAACAATTCCAAATAGAACTGATATGTATTCATTCAAAACATTTGATAATGGTGCAACACTATACGGCGTAGTCGGCGGTCAAAACTTCGGATGATATGGAAAATTCTTTCTTCAGAAACATACCCACAAAAGTAGAACTTAACGGTCCCATTTTATCAATCACACAGCAACCAAATAATTACGGTGCTTGTGATAATGGGACTGCTACCTTTACTACATCTGCAACTGCAACATTTCCAACACAAGATCCAGCAAACCCAGCTATTAATAATGGTACAATCAGTTATCGCTGGTATGAGGTCGGTAAAGGTGCATTAACAGATGGTGCAAATGTATCTGGATCTTCCACTTCCACACTTACACTAAGTAACCTGACAAATGCTAATGATAATGATAGGCAGTTCTATGCGTTAATTGATTATGTTCCATCAGCATATAATGTTGGAGCAACTGCAAATGCAATCAATGAACCACTAACCACAGATACTGTAATTCTTACAGTTTATCCATCAATCATTATTGTCGGACAACCAGCTTCTGCGACGGCTGCACAGACAAGGACTGCATACTTTACAGTTGGCGCAACACCATCAGATGTAATTTATCAATGGCAACTAAATGGATCAGATTTGAGTGATGGTGGAAACGTCTCTGGATCAAGAACCTCATCACTGGCAATATCTTCATCTGATGTTGGAACATATAATGTTAGAGCAAAACTAACTCATCCAACAGCTTGCAATTCCCCAGTCTATTCCGATAATGCCACATTTACGGTTGTAAATGCGAGGCAAATTGTTAACTATGAATATGCAAGTGAAACTGGTTCTGGTGGTGGAGATCTTGGGTCAGTAAACTTGTTTAATAACAGTTACACTCTTGCAGCAGGAGATCAACCAGGAAGACTGGCAAGTTTCTATGCTCCAGAGAAAGATATTAATGTGATTATGGAAATATATGCACAAAAAGGATCTGATAATGGAGGATATCGTGGCGGTGAAGGTGGTGTTTCTATAATTAGATTCACAATGAGACAAAATGAAGAATATGTGATTACATCATTACCACAATCAACTGGAACTGGTGCAGTATTTGTGTATAGAAAATCAAGACTAATTGCTTGTGTAGCTGGTGGCGGTTCTGCTGGAAATGGTGGAAATGGTGGTAGTGGTGGTGGAATCAATGTTCCTGGTCAGGCTGGGTCTGGTAGAGGTGCTGGAGATGGTGCTCCAGTATATGCCCCAGGAACATTACCATCTAATGGAGTATTTGGATCTCTTGCTTACGGAATAACTGGATTATATTCTGGAGACTCTTATGCGAATTATCCATATGGCGGAAGAGTTCTACCTTGTCCCAAGGGATATTGGTATGGTAGAGGATACAGTCCTTGCCAAGATGTGGGCAATGTTCAACTTTATAGAGCTAATGGAAACGTAGTTACAAATAGTGCTTCTATTTCAAGAGGATTCAAAGCTGGATATGGTATTCGTAATACTGCAGGTGCTGGAATTAATGGCGGTGGCAACGGTGGTGGTGGCGCTGGTGGTGGTAACGGTGGTAACGGTGGTGGAGGAGGTGGCGGTGGATCTGGATACACAGATGGATCTGTTACTGTCTCATATACTCAGCAAGGTGGGAACAATGGAGTCGCGAAAGTAATTATCAGAAGTGCGGATTGATAAATAGTTAAAATATTGCGGGGGAGAGTGAACCCGAATGGCTATTAATAAGAATTTTGTAGTCAAAAACGGTTTTGAGGTCAATACCGATCTTTTTTTTGCAAATGCAGAGACAGGAAAGGTTGGTATTGGTACGACACAACCAGCGTATTTGTTTGAAGTAAGTGGTGGAATTGGCGTTACTGATGTAAATGCCATTGGAATTATCACGGCAGGAAGACAACTTAGAGTTGGTTCTTCTGGAACAGTCTTTAGTGTTTTAGCATCAACTGGAAGAGCTGGAGTTGGAACAACCAATCCAGCATATTTGTTAGATGTTAGAGGACCAGTAAGTGTTGGGCAAACTGCACTTTATGTCAAAGGCGATGCAATTTTTACTGGTGATGTAAGAGTTAATGATATTTTCTTTGATGAGACTGAGTATATTAAGGTCAGTGGAATTATTACTGCTGCCAATCTTTATGTTTCTAATGTAGGGACAATTGCGAGTGGTATTGTCACTTATCTAAGTGGCGAAAATATCATTTACACTGGCGTTGGAACAATTGCTTCTTTATCTGGAAATTCCTTACAATATAATTCAATTGGTATTGGCACTACTGAAGTTATTGATACAAATAGACAATTAAAAAATATTCTTGCACTTGACCCTACAACTACTGCAACGATTCAAGCAGGAATTGCTACATTATCCGTCCAGTCTTTTATTAACATAAATGTTTCTGGAGTTTCTACTTTAGGATCTGTAAGAATTTCTTCTGGAATTGTAACTGCAGTTTCTGGAGTTGTTACTTATTATGGAGTTGGTTCAAATCTTACAGGAGTTCGTGTTGGTGTAAGATCTGAGGGAACTCAAATCAGCACTGGAGGAACAACTGGAACTGCAATTCTTGACTTTAAAACAACAACAGGTCAAAACTTAACGGTTGATACAAATACGACTACTGGAATCACCACAGTTACAATTATTCCTGGTGTATCTCTTGGTCTTGCAATCGCTTTAGGCGGTTAATAAATACTCACAACAAATAAAGGACAATGGCAGAGTCATTTACAAACGCATTAGTAAGAGCAGCAGGAGTTACAACTTCGTATGTTGCAGATATTGGAGCAAATGCTTCAGTAATTACTGGAATTTCTACGGTTGGTCTTTCCATAGGACAGTTAGTTGATACTGCAAGTTATATTGGAGGCACTAAAATCACTGCAATTGGTGTAGGGCAAATTGCTGTTGATAGATCTTCAACAAATAGTATTTTAGTTTCGGCACAAACAATTCGGTTTATTGGGTTAACAACAGCATATACATCATCTGGTCTAAAGAGTATTCTTGTTGGTGGCACAATCTCAAATAATACCAATAATCAAGTTGCAGCAACGGTTCAGGTTGCAACAGCATCTACAAGCTATAATTTCCTTTATAAAGTTCCCGTTCCTGCAGGAAGTTCTTTAATTATCAGTGATGCTGGTAAAATTGTTCTAAATTCAGGTGACGAAGTTCGTGTTGGTTGTGATGCACAAAATGCACTTGATGTATCCCTAAGCATTCTAACGGGAGTTAGCTGATGTCTGAAAGATACGGTTACGTTGGTAATAATCCAGCAAATAGTCCAATAGTAGTTGCAAGACAAATTTTTGAACCTACGGGCGTTCAAACTTCATTTACATTCGCATCAGGATATCAAATTGGATATATTGATGTTTATTTGAATGGATCAAGAATGGTTGAGGGATACGACTATCTTGCGACAAATGGTAGTAATGTCAATTTCATCAGCCCAGCAGGTTCTGGTGATATTGTTGAACTTGTTGCTTATAAAGCATATAACGTTGCATATCCAAATGTAGTTGGTAATTTATCAGTAAGTGGGACATTAAGTGCTCTTACGGGATCATTTACAAATATTGTAGGAAATCTTACTGGTATTGCACAAACAGCAACCATTGCAGGATATGCAGTAACTGCAGGAATTTCTACATATGCAAGAGGTTTATTTGGTGATCCAAACATTTCAGTAACGGACGTTGCTGTTGGTGGTGGTCTCACTGCCATGCAAAATGTTGATATTTACGGAAACCTTGTTGTTGGTGGAAATCTCACAATTCAAGGCGATTCAACAATTCTCAACACTACTGTGTTGGATGTAGAAGATAAAATTATTGGTATTGCAAGATCTGCAAATTCAGATTCTATTGCAGATCAATCGGGTATTAGTGTATATGGTGGATCAAATACATCAATTACTGGTCCAGCAACAACTGCCAAAACAATTCTTTGGTATGATGCAGATGATGCATGGATTTTCAATCAGAAAGTTGGAATTGGAACTGATAGACCAAAGCAAACAGTAAGTATTGGAGGAACTTTACAGGTCAAAGGATTTGTTGAAACTCAAGTCTCAACAACACTTGGTTCTGGAAGTGTTTTAACTCTTAATGCTGGTGATGGTACTGTATTCACTCACACAACATCAAATCATATTGGTATTGTTTCTTTTACTGGAATTTCTACCGATAGACCTGGAGCTACTACATTCACCGTTTTAATGAAGCAAGGTTCAACTCCATACAATAATGCCAATGCAAATGGTATTGGTATGAATATGGCAACTGTTGTAACCCAAGGCGGAGTCGGATACAGCACACATATTAAAGTTGGAACAGCATCTACAATTTTATTAACAAACTCTGCAAATGCTCTTGATATCTTAACATTCATTGTTTCTTATGATGGAAATCCAAGCATTGCCAATAGCAGCTTTACTGTTGTTGGATTTGCAGTCACGGATTTCCGTGGTTTAATCTAAATATTTAAAGAGGTCTCTGTAAGATGGCAATAGGTAATCCAGTAACACTTACATCAAATGTTGCAAGCAAGACAATCAGTGCTGTTGCCACTGCAGGGCAAACTTTATTCACTGTAACGGGTGGATATAGATTAAACTATCTTGCAGTTTATAGAAATGGAACCAAATTGGTTGAATCATTAGACTATACTGCAAGAGATGCAAATACTGTAACACTTTTATCGCCATCAACAGTTGGTGATGTCTTAGAATTTCAAATTTTTGATACATTTAGAATTGCTGATGCTGTAAATACAAGTGATGATAATGTAAATTTTGGTGGGTCAGTCAATATTCAAGGCAACTTAAATGTTCTTGGCATTACTACAATTATTGCAACATCTTCATATGGATTAACGGGAAGTCCTAATATTAACGTAGGGAATGTTGTAGGAAGTTCTGCAACATTTACTAACATTACAGTAAATGGCACTCAAACCATTATCAATACAACATCATTAGAAGTAGCGGATAAAAATATTGGTATTGGTTCTACATCTACTCCAACAGATTCCTTGGCTGATGGTGCAGGTATTACAATTTATGGAACAACAAATAAAACATTAACATATAATAATACCAAAAAAGGGTTTGAAGCTAATATTCCAATTGCAACCAATGAGACCAGAGTAATTACTGGTGCAGAAAAAGTCTTTAGAACAAATGGAAATACTGTAAACCTTGTTTATAATTCTTCCTCTGGATCAAATATTGGTTATACTACAAATCCAAGTGGAGATGTAACTTTAAATGTTACAGGAATTCCAACAACAAGTGATTTTGACGATCATTCCATTACCTTTTCCGTTGTTACAAATTCTACAGGAACTGCAAGAAGTTGTAATGCAATCACTTTGAATGGAGTATCTAAAACTATTCGTTGGATTGGTGGTTCTTACACTAATGCTATAGCACTTGCTGGGTTTACAACCACAAACGGACATGCTATTTTTAGTTTTACTGGTATCAATACAGTAGGTTCAGCATCAACAACTGATAACTATGAAATATTTGGTGTTGCAAGTGGAGGTTTTTGGTAAGATGTCACCGTTTTTTGGAAGATTTATTTCTAAAGGTTCTATTATTTCTGGATTTTCTAAAGGAAGATATATATCGCCATTATATTCAATAACTCCTTCTGCATCCTCAGTCAATGAAGGAAGTTTTGTAACTTTCAATGTTACCATACCAAATATTACTAATTCAATTGTTGATGGAAATATCCTTTATTGGACCACTACTGGATCAGTCAATTCCTCAGATTTTGTTGATGGAGCTACAAGCGGATCTATAACCATTACTAATAGAGTAGCAAGTATTACGAGAATTATATCTTCAGATTCAACAACTGAAGGATCTGAAAGTTTTCAGTTAGAACTTAGAACAGGAAGCATTTCTGGACCGATTGTTGCAACAAGTTCTGTTGTTACAATTAATGATACAAGCACAACACCTGCTCCAGCACCTGCTCCAGCACCTGCTCCAGCACCTGCACCAGCACCTGCACCAGCACCTGCTCCAGCACCTGCACCAGCACCAGCACCAGCACCTGCTCCAACAGTAAATGGTTCTTTCAGTTACAATGGAAGTAGCAATGGTTTTGATTATTTTACTCTTGCAGTGAACAGGACATTCCAAGAAGTTTCAAATGGTGTTGCTTTCCCATATTCTGCTTCTTTCAGTGGAGGATCATTTGATTCATATTATGGAAATCCGCCTTCAGGAACTTTTAGTGGTGGTAATGGATCTGCATTACTTGCTTTAGCTAATCCACATTCTGCAGGTACTATAAGCGTTCAGATTAGTGCTTCTGGATATACACCATATACGTATAGCATGTATATTTCTTCTACTTAAAATAATATTATGCCACTATCATCTGGAATTTCAAAGACAATACTAGGATCTTCATCTAAAAAAAGAGGTAAAAGACTAGCTAAAAAATACTTCCAATTCACTTCCCCAGGCACTCTTGATTTAGGTTCAATTCAACAAATTCAACAGGTTGATTATTTCAGCATCACACCTGGTAATGGTGGAGGTTCAGGATCTCCTGGAATTCCAAGGTCAACTGATGGTGGAACTGGTGGCTCTGGTGGAACAAGTGGATATGCAAGTGTCTTATTAAGTCAATTTGGTGGTGCTCCAGCACCAATATCAATTGGGATAAATTATCCAACACCAGTTTCTGGACCAAGTGGAACAAATTTAACAATTCCACAAGCAGTTAGAGATGTTTTTAGTGATTACACTATTACGGCATATCCACAAGGTAGTAATGGATCACCAGGTGGAGATAGTTGGAGTGGAAAAGGTGGTTATGGTGGAGCTGGTGGAGTTTATTTTTCACCAAATGGAACTCTTTCTGCAGATAGATTACCATCTGTTCCAAATACTTCTGGATCTAGTGGTGGAACAGGATATACGGTAACAAGTGCTGGAGGAAACGCATATCGTTACGGTGGAACTGGTGGTGCTGGTGGATCTGGATATGGTGCTGGCGGTGGAGGCGGCGGTGGCGGTGCAGAGTATGATGGAAATACCTCAGGTGGTGCTGGTGGTGGAGGAGGATCTGGTGGATTGATTGTAGTGAAGGTTACTTATCTGGAAGGATATTAAGATGCCACTATCATCTGGATTTTCAAAGGCAATAGTAAGATCTTCATCTAAAAAGAAGAGAGTAGGTGACACACAATTTTCAGTTACCCCACCAATTTCTGGAAAATCTGTTTGGAATTTGGAAGATGATGGACCTCTCATTCTAGATGGTGGAAATTCAACAAGCTATACAATAATCCCAACAACAAGTAAACTTGTAACCATCAAAATGTGGGGGCAAGGTGGTGGAGGATGTACTGGAGGTTATTCCACTGGTGCTTTATATGCAGATTCATCAACTACATACACAATTCAACTTAATGCTGGAAAAGGATCTGGTGGAACTGGATATGGTTGGGTTGGACCAGGTGAACCAGGTGGAGGATATGCTGGCGTTTTTGTTGGATCAACTCCACTATTGATTGCAGGTGGTGGTGGAGGGGGAGGTAGAGGGCACGGATACTCTCCTGGTGGAGGTGGAGGTGGACTTTCTGGATCACCAGGCACAACTTCTTCAGATTCTCAGATTGGATCTAGTGGAGGTGGAGGAGGATCTCAAAGTAACGGCGCTGGATACCTACAAGGTGGAACTGGAGGAGAAGGTTCAAGAGGCGGATATGATAACGCTGGTGGGGGCGGTGGTGGCGGTGGCGGATATTATGGTGGTTATGGCGGCGGTGGTGGTAATGACTTTGGAAGTGGCACCAGAAACGCATCAGGTGGAGGAGGTGGATCTGGATATGTCAATGGCGGATATATAGTCAGCGGAACAACTTCTTCATTTGCAAATGAATCTGATCCAAATCGTGGGAGTGCGGGAAGCGCAAGTTCAAATTCAAGAGTAGTATTTACATTATACACACCTTAAATTGTGGATATAATATGGATGGTAAACTTGACAGTATAGAATAAAGATTTTATAATTACTACAAACAAAATGCATTTAATATGGCATATCAGTCTATATGGTTCTTCACAGATCTTCCCGAAGAAATTGTTGATATTATTGAGAAGGATGTTTCAGATAATTTTGATAACAAGATGAAAGATTCAAGGCTGCAGGGAGATGCTTTGAATAAGGAAAAAAGAAACTCTAAAAATGCTTGGATTCCAACTACACATTGGGTTGCTGGATTTTTGTGGCATTATGTGCAAAGAGCAAATCGGGAAAACTTTCTATATGATCTGAGAAACATTGATGGAGAATCCCTCCAATATACACAATATGGTGAGGGAGAATTCTATGGTTGGCACCACGATTCTGCAATTTCTTGTCACTATAAACCACAATCAGTTGGAAACCATGCAAATGGACTGACACAGGACTTTCTGAATGAGAATGTAGAACTTATAAGAAAACTTTCTTTTACCCTACAACTTTCAGATCCAGATGATTATGAGGGTGGTAACGTTCAATTCATTGATGATCAAGGAAAATCTTATTTTGCTCCTCGTCAACGCGGGACGATTATTCTCTTTGATTCACGAGCACAACATAGAGTATTGAAAGTGACAAAAGGTGTTCGCAAATCTATTGTTGGTTGGGTAGTTGGACCTCGCTGGAAGTGATATTATGAAAATGAAATCTTGGACTCATAATGAATTTTTTGATGCAAACGGATATCTTGTCGTTCCAAATTTATGCAATGTTGAAAATTTATATCACCCAGTTCCAGAAGAAAGAGGTCAAATCACTTACTATGGTTCTTTAGATAAGTTTGATCATCAAGAGGAAGAAACTCAGGTTAATGGATCTCTTGCAAGATATTCGCACCCACAATATAAGAAAGCACATGCAGAAATTAGATTAAAATTAGAACAAATTCTTGGCAGAAAACTTTATAATACCTATTATTACGATAGGTTTTATTTTCCTGGACAGGAATTAACAAAACATGTTGACAGAGATGCTTGTGAAATATCTGTAACTGTTCATATTGGAACTTCTTTAAAAGAACCATGGCCAATTTGTATAGAAAGTTCTCAAGGGACTTCATTCTGTGCTAATCTAAATCCTGGAGATGCTATGATCTATAAAGGAAGAGAACGTCCTCATTGGAGAGAACCAATGCCAGGAAAGAAAAAGACTTTTTGGAATAAAAAAGAAGATTATTATCACCAAATTTTCTTCCATTATGTTTTGGGAGATGGACATTTTGCTCACTGTGCTTTTGATATGGCAAGATAATATAAATAATCAAAAAGTCGTGTGATATGTCAAGGGCAAGAGAGGCTTCTAGATTATCTAATAGTGGTGTATTTACAGTAGGACCCTCAAATAATGTTGGAGTTGGAAGCACCACTCCAGACGTAAAATTAGATGTCCAAGACGGCACCATTGAAGCAGGTTCTTTTGTTGGACCACTGACTGGCAATGTAACCTCAAATCAAATTAATGTAGGTTCTGAGATTACTATCAGATCTTCAACAAATACTGCAAATTTTGGTTCTAATATTTCAGTTGAAGCAAATACTGGTGTTGTGAGGGCAAATGTTTTTGTTGGTGATGGTTCTGGACTGACTAATGTAGTTGGTTCAGGATCTTCTGGTATCGTTATTAAATATTCTGGCGTTACTGTAGGAACTGCAGCAACAATTAATTTTACAGATAATATTAACGTATCCCCAATTTCTGCTGGAATCTGCACTATTAGTGCCATATCAGACAATTCAATTAACTATTGGCCTAAGACTTCAGCGGGTATTCATACTTTAGGTAATGTTGGAGTTGGCACCACAAATCCAACATCAACATTGACTGTTAGAGGTTCTGTTGATGTTTCTGGTTCTACAATCATCACAGGTGTTGCGACAGTTTCTAATTTAAATTCTTCAAATATTGTTGTTACTGGAGTTGGTACATTTGGAAGTATCAATATCAACAGTTCTACCAATAGAATTAACATAGGTTCTGGTGTCACGATTACAACCAGCGGCATTAATGTTTTCAACACCACTGTAAACTCAAGCGGAATGAGTGTAAGTGGAGTTGTAACAGCAACATCATTTAATGGAGTTGGAGTTGTTCCTACTGGTGCTGTTTTTCACTTTGCATCACAATTTGCACCATCTGGGTATTTGGTTTGTAATGGCGATACTGTTCCATTTGGAGTTGGAACGGTTCAGGGAATTACTGCTGACTTCTCTGCTCTTTACTTAATTGTTGGAAGTAGCTATGGTCCTGCAGGAAAACTTCCAGATTTGAGAGGTGAGTTTATTCGTGGTTGGTCTAATGACAGAGTTGGTGTTGATAGTGGAAGATCCTTTGGTTCTTCTCAGAATTTTGCAACATCAGCAAATGACTTGAGTGTTTCACCATCAAGTCACAGTCATAGTTATACTGATGAAAGTAACTCCAATACTGGCGGTGGTGCTGGTGGCGGTGGTGCATGGACTGGAACAAATAATTACTCAAGAACCACTGGTGCAACTTCACTTTCAATAGTTTCTACTGAAACTGAAACCCGTCCACGCAACTTAGCACTTCTTCCTTGTATTAAATACTAATATATAACCAGAAAATAATATGTCAAGAGCAAGAGACGCTTCAAGATTATCAAATAGTGGAGTATTCACAGTTGGACCCACAAATAACGTTGGAGTTGGCAGCACCACTCCAGATGTTAAGTTGGACGTTCAGGATGGTACTATTGAAGCAGGTTCTTTTGTTGGACCACTGACTGGGAATGTAACCTCAAATCAAATTAATGTAGGTTCTGCAATTACTATTAGATCTTCTGATAATATTGCAAGATTTGGGACAAACGCATCTATTGCAGCAAATACTGGTGTTGTTATTGGAAGTGTTTTTATAGGAGATGGTTCTGGACTGACTAATGTAGTTGGTTCAGGATCTTCTGGTATTGTTGTAAAATCTGGTGGAATAACAGTAGGAACTGCATCCACTATTAATTTTGCGGATAATATCACAGTAAGTCAGATTTCTGCTGGTATTTGCACTGTAAGAGCTATTGCAGACAGTTCGGTTAACTATTGGCCTCAGACTTCAGCAGGAATATCAACTTTAAGCAATGTCGGAGTTGGAACAACTAATCCAACATCAACATTGACTGTTCAAGGTTCAGTCAATTTAGTTGGAGTTTCAACAATTTCCAACTTAAATACTCCAAATCTTACTGCAACGGGAGTTAGCACTTTTAGCACAATTCAAGTAGGTGCTGCTGTTACCCTTAGAACAACTGGAATTGATGCTTATAAAGTTAGTGTTGATTCCAGTGGATTAAGAGTTGCTGGCGTTGTTACTGCCACATCATTTGTTGGCAATGGAATCATTCCTGTTGGTGGTGTGATTATGTGGTCTGGATTTATTGCCTCTATTCCAACTGGATGGGCTCTTTGTGATGGTTCTAATGGAACTCCCGATCTTAGAAATAGATTTATTGTTGGTGCTGGTGCAGATGGATCTGGAAATTATTCTTATGATGGCACAACTGGTGCGGTAAGTGGAACTTATGCTCCAGGAAATTCTGGTGGAGAAGCAGCACATAGATTAACCATTGGTGAGATGCCATCTCACACTCACACATATCAGAGAAACAATGGTGCTTGGAACACTGGAACATCTGGAAACACTGCAGTAGCAGCTAACCAAGGAGAAAGCAGCCCCAATACATCAAGCACTGGTGGCAATCTTTATCATGAAAACCGTCCACCATATTATGCTCTTGCGTTTATTATGAGAACTGCTTGATCGTATCTAATAAATAAGTAAAAAATCGTAGAAATATAATGCCTACAAACGCATCCAGATTATCTGATTTTGCATCTGGTATTGGAACTCAAGGCGCAACAATTCAGATTGATACTGCAAATCAACGTGTTGGTATTGGAACCACAAATCCCCAGGCAACCCTACAAGTGGGTTCTGGGGTAACGATGTATGGGAACAGTGGAATTGTTAGTGCAACGTCTTTCTTTGGTAGAACAGGTTTCTTTCCAACACTATCTGCTACAGATCTTACCGTCAATAACATTGTAGGTTCTGCACTTACTCTTTCAGGAAATCTGACGGTCAATGGAAATCTGAGAGTAAATGGAACTCAAACCATTGTTAATACCACCGTTCTTGATGTTGCAGATAAAACGGTAGGTATTGCATCCACAGCAACAGCAACAGATACTACTGCTGATGGTGCAGGAATTGAGATTTATGGAACTACAAGCAAAACTTTCACTTATAGTGACACTAAAAAGGCATTTGAAGCAAATATTCCGATTGCAACAAATGAACTTAGAATTATTACTGGAGCAGAAAAATCTCAGATCGTCAGTGGAAATACTGTTAATCTAACTTATAACAGTTCAAATGGTAATATTGCTATCTGTACAAATCCAACGGCAAATATTGCAGTAAATCTTACAGGTATTCCAACAAGCAATGATTTTAATAATCATGCAGTGTCAATGTCAATTGTTGTTAATTCAACAGGAACTGCAAGAACTTGCACTACAGTAACTCTGAATGGTGTATCAAGAACTATTAAGTGGACTGGTGGTTCTCTTGCGAATGCGATTTCTGGAGTTACAACTTCAAATGGATATGCAATATATAACTTTACAGGCATTAACACAGTAGGTTCAGCATCAACAACTGCTAACTACGAAGTATTTGGAACTGTTGTCGGAGGTTATTATTGATATGCCATTTCTTAATTCTATAGCATCTTCAATCAGTGGTATTACTAAAAAGAGAAGAGGGGGAAGAGAATTTGATTTTCCAATAACCTTTTCAAATTCGCTGGCATCCAGTGTAAATTCAACTTCAGCAGCAGACACAAGTGCTGTATACGGAATACAATTCTTATATTCAGATTTTAAATCTGTGCTAATCATTCGCTATTGCTCACCTGCAGATGTTGGTGGAATTGTCAGCAAATATAATGGAGGAACAAGTCCAGCTTTTGTTGCCCCATATGTGACAAATTTCGTTTCATATAGAGTTGATAAACTCTCAGCAGCAACAAACGCTGGAATTCCATTTACAACAAAATCTGGGCATAACTGGATGATGGCTATGAATGGTCATGGTCCAAGTCCTGGATATGTTAAGGGAACTTTAAATCCAAATAATGCAGATTATACATTTTTCTCTCAGGTAACATTCTTCAACGGTGGTGTTTGCGCTGTTCTTACGGGAAATTCACCAACCACAATGTTGAATGACACTCCAACAAGAAATAGAGTTATTCTCTTGGCAGGATCTGGAAATGGTGGCGGATCAAACGCTGGTGGTCCTACAGGAGGAACAGGCGAATCATACGGGTCTGGATGCAGAAACGCCTCAGGAGGCGGTGGAGGGTCTCAGAACGGCGCTGGAGGGGCAGGGGGAGGTCCACACCGCTCAGGCACCGATCCACAACCAGGAAACGGATTTGCTGGCGGTCAGGGAGCAGGAAACTCATACGGACCAGGATATGATGGTTGGTATGGTGGTGGCGGCGGTGGTGCTGATGGCGGTGACTGTAGAGGTGCTGCATATGGTGGAGGCGGTTCCAGTTATGTGAGCCCAACATATTTCACAGCAACAGTCAATTCAAATTATGGATCTTCTGGAGCTCCTACAGATTGGTGGTGGGGAGAAAATATAGGTTATAATGCCAATGGTTACTTAGTCGCACTTTGTCCAAATATTATTACATACTAACTTTATGAATTTGAAAGAACTTTGTGATGGTTGGAATAGAGAGCCATTCAATAAAAGAAATAACTTTATAGAAACTTATGAAGAAAAATTCTCCAGATTAAAGACTAAGAAAGATTTAAGAATTCTTGAACTTGGTATTGATGGTGGAGGATCACTACAACTTTGGGAACAGTACTTCCCAAATGCTTCTCTCATCTTGGGAGTTGATATTGATTTGAGTAAATGTAGAGTTCAATCAAATAAAAAAATTAGGTTGGTTGAAGGTGATCTAACCAAAGTAGAGACCTATAACACAATCAAAATGTATGGTGGTTTTGATTTAATCATTGATGATGGATCACATAAAGGAGATGACATCATCACTGCATTTGGAAATCTATTTCCAATCCTGAGAGAGGATGGATATTATAGTATTGAAAACTTGTATTATACTGGTAGTGGAGAGTATAATAACTCTAACCTACAAAACTATATGTCAAATCTAATGTTGACATCAAATGGTATTATAGACTGTCAAGATACTCCAAATTATCTTACGGAACTATCTTGGTGGATTCGTTCTATTCATTTTGAAAAGGAACTGTGTATCATTCACAAAAAAATGTGGGAGTTTGAACCAAGTGTGAAAATATGATTCCATCTTATCATGAGTTTATTTGTGAAATAAAAAATTCCATAGATCCAATACACTGCCAGAATTTAATAGAAAAGTTTGAACAGACACCCGAAAGACATGAAAAGGGAATGTCTGGTAAGAACGAATACAAACCAAATGTAAAAGATTCTACAGATATCTACATCACCAAAGAAGATTCAAGAGACCCCGAATGGAGAAGATTGCTTTCACCATTCATGGAAGTTTTATCGGAAAGAATTAAAGACTATTCTAAAAAATATATTGGACTAAGTTTTATTGATCCATTTAGAATAGGGCAAGAATTTAACATTCAGAGATATCTTCCAGGCGAAGGATTTAAAAGATGGCACTCAGAATCTGGAGGAACAAATCATGCAGACAGAAAAGTTGTTTGGATGTTCTATCTAAATGATGTTTATGATGGTGGAACTATTTTTCTACACCAAAGATTTAAGGCATCAGCAGAAACTGGATCGTTGCTTATTTGGCCCGCTGATTGGACTCATACACATAAAGGTGTTATAAGTAAAACAAAAACCAAGTATATTTTGACTGGTTGGTATGTATTGGAGGATTTAGGATGATAGGTTACAAGGATTATATGTTCAGTGTTCCAATCTTTAACATTATGGTAGAAGGTTGGGAAGAAAAGAAAGAATCTTTGATGAGCATATTTGAGAGTAATAATAATTACTTAAAATTATCTGATAACAATACTGTTATAACGGATTATTATAGTAGAAACAACTATACTGATGAGGTTTCTGAGATTTTAAGAGACGAGATTTCAGAATTTTTAATGACGACTGGACATAACTTAAAACTTATGAATTGTTGGTTTGAAGAATCAACGAAAAATATGCACCATGTCATTCATAATCATGGCCCAGTGGGATTTAGTGCAGTTTGCTTCGTAGAGTATGATCAAGAAGTTCATACCCCAACACAGTTCATTGCGCCATTCAATGATTTTATGCAAGGAAATACGTTGCAGTATTCTCCATCATGTGTTATGGAGGGGACGCTTCTAATCTTCCCCTCAGTAATTCATCATTTCACACTACCAAATACATCAGATAAGAGAAGAATTGCCCTATCATTTAATCTCAGTCCTTATAAAACTGAAGAGCAATAGATAGTCTTCCAAAATCATTTAATAGCAAGTTTGGTGCAACTGCTCTGTGTTGCATCTTTGCAGGAAATATAATTGCTCGTCCAGGTTTAGGTCTAACCAGACGAGTTTTTTTATTATCCAATAAAAATTCTGTTCCTGAACCCCACCACCATTTCCACACGGGGTTCATGTAGATTAAAACTGTACTCCCAGCAAGTTCAGTCTTGCCAGGAGTTACGTCTTGATGATACTCAAAGGAATCACCAGGTTTAATACAGTTCAGATAAAATTGCCGAAGAGTTCCACATCCCTCAAGGTTTCTACTCTTAACTAATCCATAAAAATATTTGACCATTTCATTTTCTTTCAGAGCAATTTCCAATTCTTCGTGCTCAATTCCACGACCAAATGCACGACGTTTTACTTTACTCCAGGCATGATCAAATACAACTTCCCAATGAGTTGATGCCAGATCATTATAACAATTTTTAACATCATAAATTGATACAAAATTGTCAATAACTTGAATGGGTGTGCCACTTAGATAACTGTCCACTGTCCTCCTTTTTCCGACTTGAAGCGTTCTATAATGAGTTCATACGCAAGGCACCGATGAGGTTCTCCAATTTAGACCGACTGATCTTCTTTGCGTCCTTCATGGTTCTGATGAACTGGGGCGTTCGTTTGACTCAATCTGTTCTGATCTATGCTCTTTCTTGAAACTTCTGGATACAATTATAGCAAAAAACGCTGCCAACGTATAGTCAATTGGTTCATTTCCAAACATCTTCCAAGACACAAACTGGAGATCTCAGTTCATCATCGTGGACTGTATCGTGAAGGTGTTTATGGATGGGTTTGGGCAACTGATTGTGGGTATAGACCTCGTGCATTTGAGATTGAAATGCACAACTTCATGACGCCTGAACACTACACTCAGACCCTTCTACATGAACTCTGGCACGTTTATCAGCATGTTACGGGTGTTCTTAAGGATAAGTATGGAAAGCGTCTCTGGAGGGGCATAGACTATACGGAGACGGACTATTCAGAGCAACCCTGGGAAGTTCAAGCACATCAAATAGAGGTAGTTCTGTATGAAGAATTTCTGAACTACTTGACAGACACCCATCAATCCCTATAAAATTGCCTTGTGGAGGTTAAAGACACAATGAAATCAATGATTACTAAGAAACGATTCGTTAACGTAAATCCAAAAAGTTCCAAAGCTAAAAATCGCTTTGTCAACAACATGAATTCTTTTCATGCTTGTGAGGTTGAACAAGAGACTAACGATAAATTCTTTCTTGTCTCTCTGAATCGTCAATACTGTTTTTGGATTCAGAAGACTGGTAATGAACATTGGGAGATTGTTAAGTGATTGGATTGATTGCTGGACTTGCCTGTGGTGTTGCTACATTTTATGGAGTAGGAGACGGATTTCATGGACAAACAACTGCTAACGGTGAGCGGTTTGATGCTTATCGTTGGACTGCAGCTCACCCTTATCTACCTATGGGTAGCAAAATTAGGGTAACAAACCAAAATAACGGAAAACAAGTTATTGTAAGAGTAAATGATCGTGGTCCATATAGTCACGCTGACTTGGATCTTTCTTATGCTGCCTTTGCTCATATTTCTTCTACGAGTAAGGGCAACGCTACTGTTTGTTGGAGAGTAATTGGATGAAAAAACTTCTTTTTATTGTTGCACTTTTGACTGCTTCTCCTGCTTTTGCTGGACCTGCATTCAAGTATCAAACAAACTGTTATCTTGAGTCTAAAAATGAGTATTTGGAGGATGTATGTACTGTAGTAGAAACTCGTGAAAAGGGTGGAGCACTGAAGACACGAAACATTTATTCAAATCAATTCTCACTCACAATCAAATCACGTTTTGACAAAGAAAAGGGATTTGTGACTTGGGATAGTCATAATAAGTTTGAATACAAATTTGAATATAAAGTTGGTGGAGTTGGTGAACTTGGTGCTCATACATATGTGATGCCTGGATTCCTTCTTGAAAACGTATCTTGGGATTAATCTGTTAAATAATAGAAGAATAGGAGAACGCTATGGTTGTTTTATTTTCAACAGCCATTATTTCTTGCTCACAAGCATTGAATGTCATTCATCGCCTCACAAAAGTTGTAGGTTTAACTGAATCTCAAAAGAGTGAGATAGTTGCAGAGGTTCGCAAAACTATTCCTTTCTGTCCAGTAATCATTAAGAAAGATGAAAAGTGAAACTTATGAGGAGAAATGGAACAGGGGACTCACTCTGTTTGAGGAAAGTGTTTTAAAACCTGACACAGAATTGAGACAATGTGCTCATAACCAAGAATGTTACAATGAACTCATGGCAGTTCGTGAACATGTGTTAGAATATCTAAAAACTTTACGCAAATGAGTTCACTTTATCTCTGGTTTATAATCTTCTTTTGTGTTGGTTACTTAATTGTAACTGACCAATCTGTGGCAAGGTTATTCATCTTACTCACTAAAATTGTAGAAGTTCAGTTTCGCAAAGTTCAGTGGTGGATACAATACTCTCCAACAAATCCAATTGTGAAATGGTTGATGTGGAGACGTGCATATAAACTTGCAGAAGAACTGCAAAAGGAGTTAGAATCTAACTCTAAATAACACTATATCTGGTAATACATATGCTCTCTACCCAGTATCGTCTTCGTGTTGAAGCAATTTGTGATAAGATTGTAGCAGGAGAGACAGTAGAATTAAGCGAAATGATATGGGCAGAGAAGTTGGCAAAAGCAAATAGAAGTGCTGCCACTCTGCTGCGACAAGCAAGAAGAAAGGCAGCAAACCCTAATATGCAGGAAAACGGACTTGATGAATTTATGAACGCATTAGATCTTGGAGATCCAGATCCTTCTAATCATCGTAGTCGCTTTGAAAGCGTAGATGATATTATTGATTTCTTTACTGGAGATAAACCAGACGACTGGAGACAGCGGGATTAGTGGCACAAGACCCCTTGATTTTTTGGTCAAGGGGTTTTATAGTATCTGTATTGAAACACCTTCACAATGACTTACAACGCAGAAGTTCAGTTTAAGTTTGATGCTACCTACACTTACAGCGGTTATGGATCATCGTTCTCTGATGATGACTTCATTCCCGAAGAGCACTATCTGATTACTGCACCTGCTGCTGATTTGAACTGCAAACAGTATTTCAAACTGTTTGAGAAGTTTATGCTGTGTGTAGGTATGAATCCTGCAAGTATTCGCAGTGGTGCGATGTCTCTGGTGTTTAATGATTGGACCAGTGAAGAAGAACAACGCAAGGTCTGTAAGGAATACGAACTGACGATGGATGAAGATCTTGAAGATAAGTTCAAGGAATGGAAAGTGCGTGATGAAGAGATTGCACGACTGATGAAAGCACCTAAGGGTCCGATGGGAACGGTACTGAGTGAAAATGAACTGACTGATCTGGAGGAAGGAGTGTGAATCTTATTTCATTTAAGCATCGCGAAGATTTCGGGCAAGAATGGTATGTTCAAGTTCTTCACAATAAACGATGGGCGCTTCTTCAAGCATCTGTAAGTTGGAATGATTTTCCTGGTTGGCCCTATATCCAAATCAAATCTGGAACTGGTAGCCTTTTGAGCATTATGTTCTGGGCATATAAGTTTGGATTTGATATTGGGTTTGTTGAATATACTTGGAATTGGGAACGACTTGACGAGGAAGAAGATGTCCCTAATTGATACTCTTGAATACTTCATTGATGACACTCAGGCACGACTTTCTGATATTGAATGGGAAATTCGTGAAGAAACTAACTATGATGACGATGGACATCAAGAACGAATGAATCAATTCTGTGAGGAATATGATGAGATT